AAAAAAAAAAAAAAAAAAGAGCAAATCCTAAAATAAGGAAATGCTCCTTCTCTCTATAAGAGTACTTGTGAATTTTGCTTGACAGTTGGCAAGTTTCATAAAAACGTATAAATATCTGTATCAAACGCGTCAGCTATCTTTAATAAGTTATCCAATGATGGTATTCTTTTTCCCGTAGTGTAACGACTAATAGTGCTTTCTGCTAATCCTGTTTGCTTAGCTAAATCTCTTTGTGTTATTCCATTTTCGTTCATTAACTTGGTAATATTTTTACCAATATGTTTTGTGTCCAATTTAAAAACCTCCAAACTTTCTTTCATTAAATTGTTTTTTCTGTTTTAAAGCTCTATTAATTGCCAAATCAATTGATGCTTTACTTTTTAAGTGATAATAATATAAATTCTTATAAGGTGTATTAAGTCTATCAATTCTTCCACAAGATTGGTGTAATACTTTATAAGAATAATTCTGTGAGTAAAATATAATTGCGTTGGTCTTAATACAATTCCATGCAGAATTACCAGCAGCGTACTGAACCAAATATACCCATTCATCGCTTTTTGGAATATCCTGATGAGCATGACCTGACCATTCAGCAATCTTATATTTCTTTCCGTAATCACATTTTAATAATATATCTCTTTCATAATCAAAGTTGTAAAATATAATTATTTTAGGATGTTTCTTAACAATCTTTTTTACTTCTTCAATTCTACTACCATCTTCATTGACTACTCTTCTTAATACATAGCATAAAGATGATGCTTGTTGAATGGGTTCATTCTTGTAAATATCCCATCTGTTCTTCATAACTTCTTTATATTTCTTACGGTCAAAAGTACAATATATGTTTTCATGATGTTGGATCGTATTTCTTTCCACTCCCATCGGTATTAATATTCTATCTCTATAAAATGCTAATTTCTTTGTATTAACAAATTTATCTACTTTTGGGTATTTAGTAAACCTAGAATATACAACATGCTGTCTTGTAAAATCGGTTTTATTTCTGTAGAATCCATTCGCAACAAATACAGCCCAGTAATCCATATATGTATCACCAGGCGTTGCACTTAATATTATCCAATTGTTTACTTTGGCTATTTTTAGAAATGTCTTTACCCAAACACCTGATCCTGTCACTCTATCTTCATCGAATATAAAGAAAGCATTCTTAACATCTTTATATTTCTTAATGTTATTCCAGCTATCAATTACTACTTTATGATCTGGATACAAAGATAAGTCATCATCAGAAGAAATATAGAAAGGAATCATCTCATCTTCCCACTCACCAATATCCCTCTTCTGTGCGGGTGTAATAATATACAAATCCTGTATTTTTTTCTTACTCATTGGTTTAAATTCTCCACCATTAAGAAAATTAAAACTGCCTCCTTGTTGTAAATAATAATATGCAAGAGATGTGATAGATTTACCGCTACCAACTCCCCCATTTAATATACAACCATTCTTAATTTTTCCTAACGCTTCCAATTGAAAGTTATATAATTGCAATGTTACCACCTCCATTATTGAAATATAACTGCAAAAAGAAAAGGACTTGTTGATCCTTCGCTTACTTTACCACTTATCTCTGTTCCAAAGTGACTTTACTAACATATTATATCGATTCATTAAATCCGTTAATCGTGGATTATTTTCGGTACCATTAATAGCTGCCTCTCTGAATATCTTGCATTCAAGTGAACTAAGCTCAGCCTGAACTTCCTTTTCTCTAGCACATTTTTCAAAAAATTCTTTTTCTGTTTTTCTCATAAATAGAATCCTCTCTTTCCTATAAGAGAGGTTGCAATTTATGCGTGTTTATCGCATTTTTTCCTTTTCTTTATAATCCAAATAATCCTCAGCCATCACGCTTAAGTCTGGATCATTTTCTACTATATCTTTGTATTTTTCCGGAATATTTGATTCCATAAAACATTCAATAGATTTAGTAAACATCGTATCAGCAATTCTATATAAATGTAAATCAAACAAAATATTAGCTAACTTCCCAACAACAAATGATTTAGCAAGAAGTTTAGCATCTAATCCTGTTCTTTTTTCATAATCGCTAATATTACATACGATGCAAAAAGCTTTCGTCAATAAAAGAATAATAGTTATGATTATAATAACTCCTAAAATTCTCATCATATCGACCTCCTTTACATTAATATATAATAAATCAATACGCTTTTCAATCGTTCCCTTTAAAACTAAGCCATAATATAAAGATTATAGTAAAATATATAATTACTCCCATCATTCATTCCTACTCTTCCATTTCTCTGGTTTATGAGAATATAATCTGACAGGCTCCTCTAAGCATTCGCAGCAAGGAGCATAAGCCTCGTCCAATTTCTCGTATTTACAAGTCTTACAGTATTCATTAAAATATACTTCCTTCATATCACTTTCGTTAATCATTTGTATTCCTCCAAAACATGAATATCAATTGCTTTGATATCCTTTTTATTAATTGTACAAGTTAATTCTACAGGACTAAACTCGCCCTCATTAGGTTCAACAATAGTGACCATTGTTTCATCCATAATAATATTCTGACAAATAAAATTATATGCAGCATCTTCCCATTTATCAGAAGCGGGGTTCTTTATTACGTGATTTTTTAATATGACAGTTACTGAGCATTTCATTCTTTTTTCACCTTTCCTTCACATCTATCGTCCATTATTATCTCCTTTTATTTAATAATTTATTTGCACATACACAGTGAACTGTAATATAAGGTAAATTAAGAGAAGCGGATATCTCTTGTTTAGAATAACCCGCTTCCTTTAAACTTAATATATTCCTAATTACAGTTTTAATAAAACATCTTAAAATCAAAACTAATCCTCATTTCTAAATAAGTCCTCTAAAATATCAAAAGGAATGTTTGTCTTCGAAATAACAATAATCTCATCATCCATATCATAATCACAATCCTCTTTAATTAACCCAATCACTCTATCAAAATTCTCATCAAGATCGTCTAAATCCTTCAAAGCTCCTAAATTTAATTTAATCTTATTAAAATGTTTACCGTTGTAATCAAAATCTTTTAATATTAATTTCATAATATCAGTCCTCCTTTACATTAATTGTCTTCTAAAATAAATCCTCTTAACTTAGCGAGTTTCATGATGTAATTATCTAACATGAATGCATCTTCGTTAGTTAAAAAATCGGTACGTTCTCTTTCTTTAATTTCATTGATTCTTTTTACTATATAAGCAGTTTCTCTTAAAGCATCAGCAGTCACCGATTTAAATTCGTAAGCTTTTGGAAGTTCATCGTGACTAATGCAGTAAAACTCTCCGTCTTTACACCTAATCCATCCTCCATTTTTATGCTTAAGGTGTGGAAGATTGCTGTTTAAAAAGTAACTATCTTCATAGTCAGGATAAACATACCCTACCACATAACAATGTTGCAAGGCTTCCTCTAATGTATAACATGTTTTCATAACTTTTCCTCCTCTTTTACATTTTTTTATATAATCATTTATTTCCTCTCCATTACTTTCTGATATACTTCTTCTCCAAATACATCAATAACTTCTTTTTTAAATTCTTCTTGATACTTTTTAGAAGATTCATCTAACGCATCTTCAACTTTATTTAACATTTCATAAGCGGAACGAAAATTATTAGAAAACCTCATTCCAAGCATTTCCCCATTTTTCTCTTTAGCTCTAATATCTTCTATATATAATTTTAGAGCCTTTCTTAGAATTTTACATTTTCTAATATCCAATTTTAATGCCATATCAATTGGTGATCTTCTATATTTACGAGACATGCACAAAGATACAGCCTCTTCAGTGGTTAATTCGGGGTCCCCTGCTTTTCCAAAATATTCTTTAAAAAATGTTAGACTCATATTATTCCTCCTTAAAAGCATTCCAAATTTCAATATCTAAACCATCAACAGCTTCTTCAAAATCATCACAAACCTTATCCAAAATATAATTAGCAGCAGCAACGTTCCCCACCACGTCTAAAGGAGACTCATTAATCTGATGTTCACTAGGAACCAAACTACAACCAACTTTCAAAGTTTTAAATATCTTAAAAAGATTATCGTATATCTTACGTAATTTAAATTCATGTCTTTGAATAATTGTTTTAGTATCATCATCTGCTAAATCAATAAAAGGTATTATGTCTTTTTTAATAACCCCAATAACATCATCAGTTTTCACGTATATTTCATTATTTACTTCTATGTGAGGCAATGGATTATATGCTGTAATATCTCCTTTAGAAGTAGCTTCAAGTCTACCTTTTAAGTCGTGTATTTTACATTCAATCATGTCTTCATTTATTTTAATAATCTTCAAGTTCAAGCTAGAATCTTCTAGATTTTTTAAATTTTCATTATTGTTCATTCCTATCACTCTCCTTCATCTCTTTATGATACTGACAATATGTACTGTCATATCGCACTTCTCCACCAATAGCAGATATCTTTTGACACTCGCTATAGTTTTTGCAGTGCTTACATATTCTCTTCATCGGCCTTCCCTCCAATCATCACAGCCATCAATATCACACCAACACTACCTCCAAATATAAATCCTACAAGACAACCTAGCAAAAACATCTAACCACCTCTTTTTTTTAGTAAGTAATACTACATAAATATGCTACAAAACCCATGAATAAAACTGTAAAATATATAACAAGTGCCTGTGTTGTTCCCATAATATTAACACCACAAAATATACAGATAGCTTTAGCTACAACCGAAGTGATAACTCCCGCTCCAAGTATTAGCATAACGATTATGAATACAAACCTTACTATAATCATTAATGATTCAAGTAACTCTAATAACGTTCCCTTCATTAAATACCTCCTCTAATCCAGCCATTAATTATCGCCCACCATATCAAGTAAAGGCTTAATCTTATTGTGATAATGAGAAGACTCCTCAAATGCACCATGACATTTCTTAGACCACCTTCCGGGATTAACTTTAAATCTTAAGTCAGAAGTTCTTATCTTATCATAACCTAAAATATTATTAAGCTTTTTCAACTCTTCTTTTCTGAAATAATCCCCGCCTCTTAAACATTTAGCAAATACCTTGTATTCCATATTAAGCTCATAGGCAACATCCTGAGGCTTCATTCCACTCTCACTTATTAAATACGAATAAGCGTTATAACGAAAATCAGTCTCAGTCAAATGCTTACCATAAGTTTTTTGTTCATTAGTCTTTGAGTCGAAAGGTGTCGGAACCTGCTTAGGTGGATTATTCAAAACCATTTCAGCGTTATGTTTCTCAATATCATTAGGATCAACACCTTTGCCGAAACATTCTTTGTATTTTTCTCCAGTTTCAGGACATGTTGCTTCCCATAAATTAAAACGAGGATTAACCTCGCTCAATAATATCCAACTTTTTAACATCATAATTCTACATCTCCTTTTTCCATTCTATTTATTCATATGTTTCGTAATAATATCTCTAACAATTTTAGCGTCTTCACCATAAAACTGAGCGAGCACTTTTATATACCCAGGCCAATCCTCATCCGCATCTTCGTATATAGTAATAACATCGTCAAAAACTTCAAGCGCTTCCTCACTTTTGCTTAATAGAATATGGGCATCTAATTCAGCATTACATTTTTGTACGATATCATTATCTTTATTATGAATCCATTCAATATAAGTAATATTAGATGTTGGAATTGCAGCTAAATGTTCACTATGATCATCAAACATGCGCTTAAACATAAATACACCATCGCCACTACAATCAACACGATTACATTTCTTATCAAAGTCTAATTTTGATCCATTTTTTAAATATACAACTGCATGTTTATTCATTTCTATCATTATTATCCCTCCTTTATTGTTGCTTCGACTAAAGCAGTGTTTAATATGATTCGGAATTTATCAATTTCTTGTTTCCAATCATATAAATCTCCTTCTCCATTCAATTCAACACTGACTATTGCTAAAGCACGATGAATATACTCAAGCTGCTCAGCATAGGTCATATGTTTGAATGAATTCATCAAGTTATCTATACTCAAAATAAATCACCATCCTCACCATCCTCATCATCATCCTCATCATCGTTAAAATCCATTATACGATTACAAGTACCCTCATATGTATTATCTTCATAGAGAGTCAATTTACTATCTATATGTTCCAAAATATCAATCATTCCTTGTACTGAGCACAAATATGGTGCTAAAGCTGCGCTAGTCTTAACATATTCATATTCGCCATAATGTTTAGCTAGATATTTTAGAAGTTTTTTCATACTTCTCTCTGAATAATATAGATTGTGGATAACTAACTCTAAACGTATGCTTAGTTCATCACAATCTTTAATCTCTTTTTTCACATCATCCTTCATAACTTGTCTAGTTTTGTTCAAAGGAGTTACAATTTTATCTAAAATTGCAATACGTAACCCCTCATTATCTTCGATGCCTCTCATAATCATTGTAGCATCGCTATAAATATCATCCATTTTTTTAATATGTTTTGCATAAGTTTTCATCTTTCTTTTCCTCCTATAACTTAATCGTTAATTGTGGTCTTTTTACTATAATTTTTTCCTTACAACATGGGCATATAATATAATTCGGATTGCCTAAACCATCGTTATATGCAAATTCGGGAATAACTTTATCATCTGTTTTTACATCCTCTTTAATATTGTATCTTAATAAAGCCCCACAGTTATTACAAGCTACCTTCCTTAAATATCCTTCTTTAAGTACTTCAATCATGTTCGGTATCCTCCTTTATTTCTTTCTTAGGTGCTATAGCTTCCCCAACAGTTATTTCTTCAGAATTATTCAAATCAAACCATGGCATTATTAGATATCCATTAGAATATAATTCCTCTAATTCACTCAATCTAAAATATCCCCATTCAGCAAAGTCCCAATTACCTAAGCACACATATCCAAAGAACAAATAATCATTCTCTTGTTTCTCGGCTTCGGTCGCTAACCAAAAATATGGATCACTATCAATTTCAGTAATTAAATCAAATTCTATTAATATAATGCTATCCATACCTTTACCTTCTTGAGAATATAATGGGTAATTAGCTAATTTCTCTTTAATATCAGACCTTAATTTTATGTCTGTGATTATAACACTTCTCAAAATAAATCACCTCCATAGTCAAACAACCTAGCTCTTTTGAGAATATAAAGAGGAACTTTAGCCTCTCCAACAAACTCGTAATTCCATTTAGATGACTTTACAAGGTTTGTCTCTTTCATTGCTTCAAGTTCCTCCTCTGTACAAATATTAATAATCTCTAACTCGTTTAATTCATGAGCTTCAGGATAAGTTTTGATTAACTTCATCCAAGCCATTTTTGCTTTGCATTCTATCTCTGTCATCATAGCTTACCCTAATCTAATACCACCTTTAACACTTACATTATTTTCCATAAATACTCTCCTCGCTTAATTTTTCTCTTTTCTTGATAAAAGCCCCACTAAAATATAGCAGGGCTTAGTTTACTAATTAAAACTTAATATCGTCTTCCATTAAATCAGTAGCACGATGTTGGGTTTCTTGTTGCTCTTTGAATTTTAAATATCTCATTTCATACTCATCAATATATTGGTCAGCCCATAGTCTACGTAATGAAGCACCTAGTCCTTGTTTTCCTGCATAACTCCAATGATATTTATTGAATTCAATATTAATATTCATTAAAGTCATACCATCTAATGTGCCTACTTCTTCTTGGCCAATCATATTTATAGTATTCCCAGTTGCTACATATATTTTTGGATGTAAACTAGGATATTGTTCAGGGTAATTTACCTTGATTTTCAACAACATAGTAATAGGGTCTCCATCAGGATTTGGGACAATACTTAAATCAAATCCCTCTTCTATTAATCTTTCACCCATATCACGATCTACTTCAATCTTAATGCTTTTCTTTCCATCAAATCTACCGCCAAAATCTTTATATTTAATCTTAACATCTTTTATTTCGTAAACATCTCTATCTCTATCATCTTTATGTATTAATAATTCTGCCATAATTTTTCTCCTCTTTCTCTATTTCTTATTTAATGTAAATTTACCTAATTTGTTGTCAAATATAACAACTTCTTTGCTATCTGATTCTGATGCTTTACCAAGTGCATAACCCATTCCAAACGCACATACACACATTAAAGCTCCTCTTAGCATTTGTTTTGTTCTCATTATCTCATTCACCTCCTTTAGAATCCTTTGTAATCAATTGGTGCTCTGTTTAAATCCAAATATATAGGTCGACCTTCTGCATCATAGTCAACATCAATATATGGATCATCAGAGACAAACCATTCAAAATTACCATATTTAGATATCTCATCTGCCATTTTATTAGCCATGGTATCAAAATATGATTTGTCAATGTCATCTTCAAGTTTTAATGACCTGACTACTTCAGACTCTTTCCAACGATATCCTGTTGTGCCGGCAGCGGCATTATTCTTACCCTCGTTCACACGATATAATACTCCTCCACCACATCCAGGTTTGATCGGACAGAACTGACCTATACGTCCTACAAATATAAAATTATGCCCTTCGGTAATTTTAGAATCTAAATATACCATTTCATCCATTACTTCCGGTAACGGCATACTATCCTTCCACCTTTTAGTTAATTTCTGTTTTTGCTTCTCTAACTCTGTTACATCTGGTAACTCTTCATTCATATCTAAATATAAAGCACCTTTCTGAACAGAGAATGTTTGACATAAATCTTTAAATTGAATATCCTCATGTGTAAATAATGTTTTGAACACATAAGATTCAGCGAATTGTTTACCAGTAGCAGTCCATTGATTTTCATGCCCTTTATTTTCTCCAGGCACATAACCGTAATGTTGTTGACACCACTCAGCATCTTTATACTTAGCAATATAATCAGCATCATTGATTTGACATATTCTATCATAAGTACACTCATGCTCGAATTCATAACCATACTGTCTAGCAAAATTCATACAGAAATCAATAATTTCAATTGTAGCATCTGCTATCTTTATTGAATCTGTCTTAATCGCAACAATATCAAATCCTCTCTTCTTAACTTCATCTTGCAACATTCTCATAAATAAAGCACCTCTTAACGCAATAATATTATTGACATTACGAGGGTCTCTAAACGGATTATCAAATTTAGCTGAAGTTAAGCCGTATACCGAGTTAATAGCTATTTTTAATGCTTTAGCCAATGCCTTTGAAGTAGATTCATCATGTAAATATTCTTCTGCTTCTGGTAATAACTTTCTAGCTTTCTCAAGATTGCCATCCTTAATTGCTATACGGGCATCCAATATTCTGACAAATCTTTCTGTATATTTACCAAAATAATTCATGGCTTTAGCGGAATGAGGATGCAATGATCTAACATCAAGTAATGCAACGTTACCATATATTCCTGGCCAAGATATAATCCAGCCACCACTTCCAAGGTCGTCACCTCTATACATGTTATGCCATTTTTTATCCTTTTCAGAATATACTCTCTCATAACCTGGGAAAGCATTTTTCTCTTTAGGTAATAACTCCACGGATGGGTCATCACAGACTTGTTCTCCTGTAGCTAAATCAGTGTAAACCAACTTAGGATGTTTTTCTTCTCCAACTATGAAATTTGTAGTTAATTGATTAGTTGTATCATTAACTGTTTTCTTTCCTAATTTTGATAATATTTCTCTTGCTTGAAAGTCACCTTTTAAATGATCAAATACTTTTTCTGTAGCAATAACATCATTCTTACAATATTCAATTATCTTTTCTACTTCATCATCAGATATAGGTTTGTCCCATGGTATTCCTGATTCTTGATGGTGAATATCCAACTCAATCTCCCATTTTTTTAATGATTGTTTCTTAGATGAAAAGTCATATACATCTGTGTATGAATAATTGTAAGCAACACCAAAAAATCCAGTATGATCATATATAATACTTCTACTTAAATTATAAATTTGTTCTGGGTCATAACCCATCAATGCTGCATGAAGCATATGATTGTCATATTTTCTACAGTTAAATCCAACTAATTTATTTTTAAGTAATGATTCTATCTCATATGGTTTTGGATTGATTAGAGTAATAAATGGATTACCCTCTCCATGAATTTTTGCTACAACTAAAAATAAGTTAGGGAATACTTCCGTATCGAATATCACTAACTTACTTTCTTCATTAACTATATTTAATTCATTTAACTCTTCCTTACATTTAAATTTCATTTTACTTACTAGCTTAAGACAATATGGTGCATTATTTGTACTACTTGCCGCAAATGCTGATACTAAATTCATCATATCACTAACGTCATATTTTACACCACTATCATAAGCATCTTCTAATATCTTATTAATAAAATCAATAGAAGGTTTTGTAGCAGGAAGATATTCTTTTCTTAAATTTCCTTTGATTAGATTTCTAATATGCTGCTCGTCTTTAACATGATCAAAATCAACCACCTTCTTTTTCTCCTTTCTTAATGGCAAGCCACTACTAATTGTTGCAATCGGTAGGTTATTGCATAAAGTTAATTTCCTACGCAATGAACTTTTTCCAGTAAACACTTTTATTTCAATGTGGTCTGCATACACTCTATTTAGTTTATTTATATCTCCCGTATAAATATAATGTAGATGTACTCCTTGACCAGATTTGCTTACTTCGGTATAAGTGGCAGGCCATTTGTTAGCCTCTTGTAAATTCTTCTCAAGTGACTTGTTGCCTTTTTCATCAGGAATATCAAAATCTATCACAATATGATTTTCAGGAACTCTCACATAATGTAACTCTCTTGTATCAATATCAGAAAGTTTTGTCGAATTTCCATCCCAGGATTTTTTTGGAACTCCTTCTTGAGTGGCATACTGAGCAGGACAATCTTTACACTCATCATCAAATATAGAAGCTTGTTCTTTAAATATAATCCAATCATCATTATAAGCAGACTCTTCTTCTTTCTCCTGATAATCCTCTAACTTATCCTTTCTGAATTTATGATAGTAACTAAATACTCTTGTTCCATCCGGTAGAATATAATCTTTGTGAAACTCTTTGAAATAATTCTTAAGTTCCTCTTTTACTATTCTTCTTGGCATAGGATATGGAACTCTAGCTTCATCAGCATAAGCTTTATATAATTCCCATGCTTGCTTAAGAGTAACACCATCATTCTTCATAAACATAACGGATGTATCTTCTATGAAATTATAGAAGTCATTTGTTGCTCCTAACATACCTGTGGGAACATAGTCGTCATACAAATCAGGAGCTCTTAAATATACATTCTTACATTTCCATGCAATACCACCTAATTCATACTTAACTTGCTTTGTTAATTTACGATATTCTTTACCTGGTAACCTATTACCTGTTGGGTGAATATCAATTAAACGTCGCAATATTCCTGACTTACCGTCAGTTATCTTTACAGGTCTATTAGTTCCCATAATAATAAATGTTTTAAAATGTTTATCGTATATTGATTTGTTTTTCTCATTCACAGACATTGTTTCATGAGAAACTAAAGAATTTAATTTTGTGTTGTCTTCTATTCTAGATAAATCCCCATCGTGTTGTATCGCTACAACTGGATTGTTTTTGAATGCCTCCAACGCAAAATCCTTATCAGAAGTTAATCTTTTAGAATCAAAGGATGACCAGTATCCTTCAAATAACTGTTGAATAATATTCATGACAGTGGATTTACCAGTACCCGCACTACCATAAAATACAACAAATTTCTGTATCCATTGACTATCACCTGTGACAATAGCACCAATAGTCCACTCTATCTTTCTTCTCTCTGCTCGAGAATATAAAGTGGATAATAACGTGTCCCATGCTGGCGTGTCACATTTAGCTAATGGATATTCTAATCTTTTAGAAGCATAGTTCAATTTGTCAACCGGATCATTTGAGAATATAAGTTTCTCATCGAGTGGATGATAATTGTCCCTCAATTGCCTTTGACAATATCTATGCCATCTATCAATCATTCCTGATGAAGCGTTTTTTAACAACAAGGCTTTATGCTGAACTCCTGTTGTCTGATCCATTTTATTCTTAACTTTTAATATTTCATTGTCTATCATGGTGATAGCTCTGAATTCATCAGTGGACCAGACGCCGTTTTCTTCATCCCAAATAGCATAAAAATCTCCACCTCTTCTCATCAAGTCAGTGGAGTTAATAACTAAAAAGTCAGGTTCAACATACATTTGATTTTTTATGACCTTCGTGTTAATTTGTAAAAAATCTAACACTCTATCGCCTCCTAACTTTCTATAATATAATTCAAATACCACATACATTGAGTCCAAATATCCACAGTTCTCATGTCTCTCTTAGAATTCTCAACTGTAAATAGCCCACCCATGCCATTAGCTGAGTATCTTCGATTAAGAAATATAGATAATCTTTCCTCAACGTAATCATCGTTAAAATTTGTGTCATCCATTTTCCCCAACTTTAAACTAGCAATCATAGCCCAAAACCATTGACTAATACGATTGCCGTAAGCATCATCTTCCATGATTTCGTCTTCAACATAAAACGCTAAAGCAATCATCATTTCCAAAATACTACAAGGTTTAATATCTAAATATTCTCGTATTATTTCTTCAGAATATCCATGTTCATGACCAAATCTGTAACGAAAATCTATTCCATATTGTGCTCTATTACCATCCATCTCAAGAGTATAAGTAAATTCTTGATCATATAAATAATAGAGTAGCTTTTTATATGACTTAGAAGAATATTCATCATAAATTAGATTATAAATCCATTCTAAATATTCATTCTGTATTCTATTCATAACTAATTAGTACTATCTAAATATACGTCCTTATACGCATCTTCATATTTTACAATTTCATAATCTGCACCAAGGTCATCGTTTCTTACCCATATAACATCTTTGTCTTTTGGAAAGTTATACAAACAATCATAACCAATAGTGTCTTCTACATCGGTTAAAACATCGCCATTATCATCTAAAACGATATTGTCACCTTCATAATATTCATAATATTTAGTAGCATAATCTAAAAATTGTCCAAAATCATCTTCAGTAATTCTATAAGGTCCACCTGATGAGTCATTCATACTATCACTCTCCTTTTTCTGAACTTCATCTAAGCCATCATATTTCTCAACAATATGAGTCATACTTTCTTTCATTTCCTCATAGACTGTTTCATGCTCATCCAAATCAGTATAATTTAATCTGTAGTAGCAATCTTTACAATGATCACTAAAAGCATCTTTTACTGATTCTATTTGTTCATCTGCTTTTTTCTGAACTTTATCTTTCATGAAAATATAAGTCATTACTCCTCCAAGAGCAGCACCAACACAAAACGTCCCTAATAAATATAACTTGTTCATTCGTTTACTCCTTAACCTTAATTTTAACTTGACAATAATCAATTCCTAAATTAAGAGCTTCCTCATGGGAATCTACATACACATCAATATGTTTACCTTTAATTGCTCCACCGGTGTCTTGAGCAATATATTTTTTGTTATCAATATATACAGTAGAACCCATAGGGATAACATCTGTATCGACTGCAATAGTGTAATCCGATTTTGCATATGCTCCACTAGCAGTTATGCCATTAGCCCATTTCCCACAACATATACTACAATCACAATAATATGTTATTTTGAATCGACCAAGATCTTTTCATTTACTTAATTCTTTTTTAAGTTCTTTATTTTCTTTCTTTAATAAATCATTTTGAGATTTAACATGCTCTAAACTTTCAGTTAAATCATTATTAGTCTCAAGTGATTGCTCATACTGTCTAGTTAATTCTCTATACTTTTGACTTATATTATTGTTGTTTACTGCATTAACGATATTTGCTATTGCTAAAACAATAATTACTACTAATATAACTCCATCTTTATAATAACTCTTATTTCTCATTTTCACAATCTCCTTTAATATTTTTCCATGCAATAATTAAAATAATCTTGCATTTCGTCTAATTCACTTCCTTGTTTGTCTAAACCTAAGATTCACCAACCCTTATCTAGGATATTTCCATCGTGATTGAAGCTAATCCAGAATTCTGGTTCACAAACACAATCCATATAATTTTCAAATACCTCTTCTCTATTAACAACTGGAATGTTAAATATTACCTCATTATCTCCAATAGGATTACTTTTATCATATATCCATCCAATATATTGACCGTCCTCTCTTAGTGGATATCCTAATCTGTCTAATACTTCATTAAGAGTAATTCTCCCTTTACGTTTTAATATTCTATTACATGCTTGTTCTACATTTCTTACAAATAAGAAATTTAAGTCACGTGATTTCTGAAAGTATTTGCTTCTTGCATCAAACCAAATACCATCATTACCCTCATACACTATTCCTTCTTTGTCGACAACAATATTTTTCTTTTTGGTTACTTTTGTTTCTCCGTTTTCGTCTGTCTCAACAACCTCACTTTCAATTGCTTTAATTCCAGTTCTCATTTCTTTGTCGACTTCTTTACCAAAACGCTCAACAAGATTCTTTCTGTATCCTTTGAATGTTTGGTCTACTGCCGTAAATGCTGCTCCTAACGCAAGATTTCTTTTAGTCATGATTCTGTGAGAATATAACATGCATCCAAGTGAACCAACTCCTAATAATACTGATGGACCATATAATTTAGCTAATTTAACACCTGTTTGTGGGTACATCATTAAAATATCTTTTTGTGCATCCTTTTCAGTGTATGTAAATCCAGCTCTTGTTTCACCTTTTTCTTTTGCTTCTTCAATTATTTCTAAGTATTTCTTATGTTCTTCTAATGTTTCATTTACTTTTAATGTAGCTTTACAAGCCAAAACAGTAGATGCTACAACACCTACTGTTCCTACACTCATTAAAATAGTAGGGGCTGCTTTTTGTAATGCATAACCTACTTTATATAATCCTTTCATGTTTAAATTCATAATTCATTCCTCCTGATATAATTAATATTCGATTGCTAAAGCTTCTGGAAAATATACTATCCATCCTCCATAAGCTTCAATTACTTTGGTATTGCTCAAATTATGCCAGCCATAGCTATTGGCTGTATAATCGAATGGTTTGTTGCAAATCTGAAACCAATCTGCAACTGTAACAATACCATTAGCAGATAATTTAGTTTTTAAATCATATAATGCTGCTTCTGCATCTTCTCTAGTTTGAAAACGAATATCATTGTACTCGTATGTTTTCGCTCTATTTTCATATGCAGATCTTGTACTACTACTTATTGTTGCATAATTAGTATATTTTGTTTTACTAGTGCTACTACTATGTGATGCGGATGTACCACTACCATAAAATAAAGTATTTGCAGCAGTATCAATCATTGTTAATAATAATTTTTTCGTTTGTGGGACAATGACTTCATATATAATTTTACTTTTAATATCAGTTGCTGTCCCAGCAAATATAGCACTCAATATTTTCTGACCTCCACTTTTCTTAACAACTTCACTCTTTTTTGTGTAATCGTTAGTTGGTGGTGGAGTAACAACTTTTTCTTTCTTGTACTTGTTTGAGTTAGGTTCAAAATCCTTGTTTTCTATAGCCATTTCTCAAGCCATCCTTCCTTTTTAATTTCTCCAGTTAGTTCTATTTTTGCAGTTCCAGACCAACCAAAAGCTTTCTTATATTGATATGTAAGATTATTTCTGGCTTTCTCTTCAGATGGTGCAATTGTTTCACCTGACCATTCGTTATTTAAAACTTGTCCGAAACATTTAACGGGACCTTTGTAATAATACTTAAATTGTTCTTTCATTATCATTCTCCTTTCAACAACAACAAAAAAAAAAACAAAAGAGAATACACCTTGTTAGGTATACTCCCTTAATCATAAATTTTACTGATTAACAATGTTGTCATCTGTTTTTACATCATCTTTAATCTCTGGTTCTCTAACAAATAATTGAACCTTAAACTTAGGTTTAAACTTTAATTTTCCTTTTTTAACTTTATCTTCTTTAGCTCCTTTCTTTAATTGCTTCACACCAGCTATTATTCCACCTATAACTAATGTTCCAGCTCCTAAAGCTAGTCCTACTAAAACTTTTGTGTCATCTTTGGTTTCTTCAGTTTTTTCACCCACTTGTTCAAATACTTCATTAGTACCTTCTTCAATTAAATCCTGAGTTTCATAAATTTCTTCTTCCATTGCATTTTCCTCCTTGTAAATTTATTTTTCTCATAATATAGTTTGTAAAATTTGCGTGTTACATAAGTTTATCATATTCATACTTTGGCAAGTTATTATATGATACTACAATACATGGTTTGCCATTAGGTAATATTCTTGCTTCATCAAAATATACTCGAAGCATTCCATCAACAGTCCATCCTATATACTGACCAATTTCTCCTGGATCAATATTCAAATAGGAATAATATTGACTCATTGACCCATACATTTCACTAAGCATTAGTCTGTTAAAATCATTAACTGCTTGCTCAATTTCTTCTCTTGATGATTCAAATGTTTTACCTATTAATGAATCGTAAAATAATTCTTTATCACCATTTAAATATACAAGCTCCTTGCTATTGACTTTTGTAATTTCATTTTCAGCAACTTTTTCATTAATATCATTTATTTTCTTTTCACTAACAGTATCTTCAACTGCTTTTTTATATGTATTGTATTTATCAACCGTATCGTTATACAATCCCTTTGCTTCATCTAATGCTATCTTTGTAACACCATAAGTTGTAGCTAAGGCCGCATTTCTTCTGACACTTACACTTGTGCCTCCGATTATACAAGCCGTTGAAACAGCTCCTAAAACAATAGTAGGAGCATATATTTTTGCACCTGTTTTCACAATTTCTACACCGGGCAATTTTTCAGTTTCCATTTCCTTTTTCTTTTCATCAAGAGCCTTAATTGCTACTGGCGTTTCTTTAACAGCTAATACGACAGTTGAAATTAATCCTACTGTTCCTATTCCTGTTAAGATTTCTGGAGCGTGTTTACTTACTCCATTAATTACATTGTTTAATAATTTACTTTTAATATTCATTATAATTCCTCTCCTTTCTTAATAAATATCATAGTAAAAACAAAAGAGGCTTATTTAACCTCTTTGCTTAATTCCTTGATGATTTCTGCTTTCATCACTGCTCTATTTTCTTTAGCAGATATCATTGTCACTACCGCTCCTGCAATAGATAATGCTCCACTAATTAATGTTAGAACTGTAGATTTATTTATCTTCATGTTATCATCTCCTTTCCATTATATAGGCTGTGTTTTTTGCGAGAATATAATTACTAGTCAAAGTAAGCTTTCTCATCTAAACATTGTCTACTAGGAGCCCATGGCATGATTATTCGATAATATGGTGTACCGTCTTCTAATTTACTTCTTACATTCATAAATTCAATCCAGTACTCACCTTCATCTGTTGCAACCCAGCCAATATCTTCATCACCTCTGATTCCAGATAAACCTAATAAATGATACCAGTGATGGAGAGAAACTTCACCATAACCAATAACATAATCTCTATTCAATGTGTATTCTGCAGCCAATACTTGCTCAATTGTAGATACAAAGAATCGTCCAGAGAAATCATCATAAAATAGCTTTTGCTTAGCTTCTGGATTATCCAAAACACCACTAAAACATTCCATACCATAATAATGATCAATATACATTTTTTCAGCTTCTTCAGCACCTAGACTTTTTAGTATTTTTCTATTCTCTTCTTCACCAATAGTTTCTTCTACTTTTTGCTGATATTTAGTTAGACGATTACTTACTAAAGTACATGCACTAAGTAAAGATGCCTGTGAATTTCTGTTTACAACATTAGCACCCCATATACACCCAACAGTGCCTACTCCACAGATTACTGCTGGAATATAATGTTTAACTACTGAAAGCTTTTCTGTTTGCGTTAAATCTTCATGTGTTTCTTCAGCTTTGTGAATATCACACATTGTTTTAATGGTTGCATCAGCTGTTAAAACTGCTGTTCCAATTACTCCAATTGCACCAACAACACTCAATATTGTTGATTTATTGTGTGTAATAAAATACTTTGCTCTAAATAATACTTCACTCATAATTTTTCTCCTTTCTTAATAAATATAAACATTTGTTTAAATTAGCCTCCTATCAAAACATGTTTCCCATCTTTCACGTTTTAGTGGTTTAATTTTTAAAGCCCACATGATTTGACGGATAGTCACTGTAGGATATAAACCGTTGTTACATTCACCTGCTCTTTCATCAAAAAATGCCTTAAACTTTGGATGTAAATATAAAGTATCAATTAGCCAAGAATCTATCTCCGTCCAATATGTTGATTTAGTTTTAGCATCATATCTTTGTTGAATTACAGCTAGTCCTCTATTTCTTATTTTAAATAAAGTACACTTGCTATAAACTGGGTGGTCACAAAAATATGTTTCACCATATCGTTCTGAATAATGTTCTGGCTTTTCATAGTGATAACGCATAAATATAAAAGAAAGAGTCTTAATTGACTCTATCTCTTTCTGAAAATCTTATTCACAAAAGATTTTGCTGCCGATCCATTAAGGATGTGCTCATCTTCAAATGCCGTAAACTTATTAGCGAGCGCGACGTCTAATACGACACCCGCGATAAATGTACCAACGCCAACAACTGTTGTGATGATGAATTGTTTTTTGCTGCTATTTTCTTTTTCTTTTTCAAATTCAGCTTTTTGTTCCAATTCCTCCATCTTTATAATCCTGTCGGTTAAGCTTGTAACACCTTCCACGGTGTTTTCGTATGCGTCTGTCTCAACATCTAGCTCATCGAGCATTTCTACTTCGCTTTTAGCCTCCTTAATTAAAGCTTTTTTTAATTCTTCCATAAATATCATTCTCCTTTCATAATAGACATTGTTCTATTTGCGAGAATAAAAGAGCCTTATTCAGACTCTTTTATTTCTTTTTGTTTAGATTCTTCGTATAAAATATAAAGCTCTCCGATAAAGCAACCAACTCCTGTTGCTAACGCACCCCATACAAAACCTTCTTTAAAACCTTTATTCCAAGCTTTACCTATGTGTCGTGCATAAGTTCTATCCATTAAGACCCATACATTTTCTCCACTTAATTTAATAAACTTATCCACTTCCATAGTCAACTTTTGCCATTGGTCGTATTGTGCTGATGTACATAGGTATGTGTTGCCATATAACCATTTAATTTTCATACTTTCATCTCCTTTCCATTATAGTCTTTGTCGATTTTGCGTTTCAATAACTAAAAGAACCAACCCGCTTTTTTTAACATATTCGATATCTTCTTCTATTTGTACTCCACAAGTAGCATAGTCCTTATCATCTTCATTGATAAACATTCTTCCATGTGCACACATATTAATAAAAGTATATTTCTCAGTGTGTCTTCCTATTTTGTAACCAATAAATATGCTTATCACAACAATTAAAAATATTATTAAAATATAAAGTAACATTTTATCCTCCTCTGTGACATTAATATAATACCCCGTTTTGTTGTCACCTACATACGGGAAAAAGAAAAGAGTCTTATTCAGACTTATTTTCTTGATGATTTTTGAGTGCGTATAATACTATTTTTATTGCTTTGGTTTTGCATTCATTGAATCCTATTACATACCCAACTAAGTATGCACATGTTCCAACAACTGCTAAATCCACATAATTTTTATTCATAATTATCCTCCTCTCTTCATTAAAGAAGCTGTATTTTTTGCGTGAAAAAGAAAAGGGCTTAATTATTCCCTTTGTATCCTCCATGCCTAAAACATTCACTATAATACGTGTTGCTTATAGCGTCTTTTATAACTGGATTTTCAATGATTTCTTCAGCCTTCTTTTCTTTTTTCTTAAAACTAATCTCAGGTTTCTTAATTTGTATGTTCTTAACCTTTCGTTCAATATCATCAATAACTCCTGAAGCCTTTAACAATGTAACACCTGCTGCCACTGCATAAAACCCATAAGCTATTGTTCTAAATTTTACATCTACGTTTTTCATATTTTAATCTCCTTTAAATTAATTTTCTTTCCTATAATATAGTTTGTTAAATTTGCGAATTCTATTCTAGATTAGATTATGGAGAAAAATAAAAGAGGAGTCTTATTATAAAGACTCTCTAGCTTTTCGTTCAGCATGGCAATAACCAGCACTATATAACATAACTGCTCCTAAACCAAGCTTTACTAATTTCATAATATTTTCTTTCATAATTAATCTCCTTCTTTCTTCTCATAATATACTTTGCAAATTTTGCGAGAAAAATAAAAGAAGAACAACTTCAAGGGTCAGCCTGACGAAAGCGTTGCCCTGGCAGGTACGGTATCGTCGTACACCATCTTCGCATCTTACCATTGGATTTCCACCAACATCTATCTATTCTTCTCATAATATACTTTGCAAATTTTGCGTGTTTATTCCGTGCTACTTTTTGACATTATCATAATATCATTTATTTAATGATTAATGTTTAACAATATCTTTAAGCTCATCATTAATAATCTGATATGGATTAGCAACAGAATATTTACTTTTGATATTTTCTACACCGATTTCATTAATCAATAGATCTATCGCAATGTTTCTACTGAATTCTGAAAGCTCATCTAACAAATTATAAGCTTTCTTTATTTCTTCTTTTAGAAATGTATTTTGTTTTAATAATTCAAACTTTTTATCTAACAAATCGTTAATCCTTGATTCAATATTATCCTTATTGTCCTTATCTATTCTTAAATATAAATGACTCGGATAAGATTCTAGTTTGTTACTAATAGATTTTAATCGATGAGTATTCATCTCTATTTCATGTTCTAAATATGGTATTTCACGTATCTTTAACTTATAATACTTGATTCTAAAATGCTCTTCTTTTGTGTATCGTTGTTTTTTACTCATAAATATCACCTCTTATAGTATGTAACCAATTCATAAAAGGTTGCTTATAAATTACATAAGTTTTACGATATTCATGTTGTATGAAATATGCATTTGGGATGATACCATTTTCTACTTGCTTTCTGATAAAAGTTTCTGGTAACTGACTTAAATTACTTGCTTCTTTAACTGTTAAAATTAAACTACTCACTTTAACTTCTCCTTAAATATAATTTTAACATCGATGTCACTTATTATTATACAGATAAAATAATGATAAATGTTTAACAATTATCAAACCGAATAGTGTATACTAATCTTGGAGGTGCAAGAATATAATGAAGAACCCTAATGGTTATGGGTCAATATCCAAGCTTTCCGGTAAAAGAAGAAAACCTTGGATGGTTAGAGTAACAGTAGGATTTGATGAGAAAACAGGTAAACAGATTCAGAAAACAGTAGGAACATTTAAAGAAAGGAAGGAAGCGTTAGAGTGTTTAAATTTATATAATTTATCTAAACAAAATAAAGATTTAGCAGATGCGTTGTATCCAGATAAATTACAAAATATAACACAAAAAAACTAAAATTCATCATACTTTTGGTGAATGTGTCGAGGCATGTATTGAGAGAGATAAAGATAAAAGGTCTAAGAGTTGGTTTTCACATAAAAAAACCAATGTAAAATTATTAAATGATTTAGTGAATAAAAATATAGATGAAATCGATTTATTCGCCATGCAAAAAGTGTTTGATAAGTTGAAGCAAGAAAATCGTTGTAAAAGCACTTTAAATATGTGTAAAATCATTTGCACAGAAGCATTTGAGTATGCTGTAATCCATCAATGGGTCGACCGAAACAATGATTTTTCAAAATATATCGATGTGAGCACAAATGTAGAAAGAAAATTAATACATAAACCTTTTAGCATAGAAGAAATTAATCTATTGAAAAATGACAATTCACTATGGTCAAATATCATATTGGTGTACATTTACACAGGTTGTAGAGCCTCTGAATTATTGAATGTTGAAAGACACGATGATTATATAGTATGCGGCTCCAAAACAAAAAGTGGCAAAAATAGAAAAATACCAATTCATAGTTTTATAGTGCCTTTTGTTGATGAAGTTTTAAATTATCTTGAAGGAAAATCCTATTCTAAAATATCTTCGACTTTTTCGCAACACATAAAAGAAATAGGTATGAACCACACAATGCATGACACAAGAAACACGTTTGCCACATTAGGTAAAGAATACGGAATGAAGCCCACTGCTATCAAGAAAATAATGGGTCATAAAATTAATGACTTAACCGATGATGTTTACACTCATGAATCCGTTGAATATTTAAAAAAGGAAATAGAAAAAATTCCTGGCGAATTCTAACTACTTCCTGTTACTTACTTGTTACTTACCAACTTAAAACAACTCATAACAAACTTAAAAAAGGTTGATAAATTCATATAAAAATATTTTATATTGTAAACACTTTTTACAATATAATATAAAATTGTATTGAAAATATCAACTCTTTTTTCTTGTGTCACTTACTTGTTACTTACCTTCAGAAAAAGGAAGAGGGATTGTAGGATTTACTCCTTAATCCACCAGTTGTAAATCATTTTACAATACCTTCTTCCATAATTGACTCCAAATATAAAATCAATTAATAATAACAATCCTATGAATATCAATCCTGTAACCGCTGCAACAGCACACCAGATTAATATAATCATTAACATCAATATTAATTCTAACATATTTTTCATCTCCTCTCATAAGAGAGCATGTTTATCTTGCGAGTAAAAGTTTTCATGGATTTTCCCACCGAGGAATTTTTGAGATTAAAAAAACGAAGAGAGCTAGCAATGTGTCCATCACCATCCATTTTGCGAAAAAATATCAAACACCTCTCAAATCTAACCTAGGTTAATCTAGAATAGAATTAGAGAAAAATAAAAGAGATTGCAGAATACGCAACCTCCTATACTTTTTGAGAACTTACACTCGATATTAGCTGCTCAACATCAAAGACAATTAAAGGGTCTTCTGTCATTGAGCCAGCATCATTCAAATCTGTTATGGCATTGTAACCTTGAGATTTGAGTTGATCTATATACATATTCTTACAAGCATCAATATCCGCATCAACACCTCTTAAAGAAAACCATTCATTAAAGAATTTAAAACTCTTATTGTCAATGAAAACATCAGGACTAGTATTCTTTAATATTTTCTTTATTTTAGGGTCATTAAAATCTGTATCTGGATTCTTATCAACTAATTCTGAACATTTATACATTTTGGATAGTCCTTTTCTAAATAATTCGTCTTCACACAATGCATTAAATGTTTTTTTTTGTTGATGCATAGAAGGGAGTTTTAATGACGTTTTGAAAGAATATATAAATTCATATACATTCTCATCGCCATAAGATTTTAACCATTCTTCATATGTCTTTGCATCATCTTTCTTATAAGAAAGATAAGTATCACGATTTTTATAGTTTTTATTGTCTCGTTGATATCTTATAGCAGTGGTTAAGTTTAGCTCACGATTTCTTGTAGACTCTTTAATAGGATAAGGAGGGCCATTTTTAACTCCCCATTTCTGACCCTTTATTCCATGATGATAAAGACTTTTCATTTAACCTTCTCCTCTAAAATAGTAAGTCTTCGCCACATATCTTTAATCTGTTGACGAAGCTCCACCGTTTCCTCCACTGTTTTATTCAACTTATCATTAATATTTTTAATGTCCTCTTTAGTTTCTAACAGCGTGGATTGTATGTTCTCTAGTTGTATACTAATACGAATATATTGCTCATTCTCTTTAGCAATATCTTTCTTTCTTGCTGTGAAGAAGTTAATTGCCGTAAAAGTTACTGAGACTATAGATATTAAAAATGCGATACTTACTTGAGTATCTGGTGACATTATTCATCACCCTTATTCTCTAATTCTGGAAGTCCTGCAATACTAGTCAATAAACTAACCACTCCAGAAGTAGCACTGATACTTAAAATCGCAATCCAATCCAATTCAGTAATCATATTCCCTACTGTGATTAAGGATACTGCCGTTTGAGCCATAGTCTTAACAGCTCTTACTCCAGCAGCCTTAATCCAATCTTTAAAATTGTAATTCATGCTTATAAGTCCTCCTTTGATTTAAATTATTCTTTTATTAAACTTAAAACGAGTTCCTCTAACATTGAAACTCGCTCTTTTAAATTTTCTATTTCTGTTTGCTGCTCTGATACTTTAGCTTTAAGCTTTTGTATCTGCCAGGTATTTAACGCGATAAATTCAGAATATCTCAATGAATAATCATATGTTTTATTACCTTCATCATCTAAAAGATAATCATCTTCACTTTCTGCAAAATCCTTATTTAATTCAGGTTTTAACCTTGCGTCCTTACAGAACCCCGCGAAATCCAAAGCAGTAAGTCCAACATTTTCTAGACTGTCCTCAACATCTTGAGCAATAAACCCACTATGATATCTATTGGATGTATTCTCTATGAATTTAAATCGCTGTGGCTTTAGCTCATCAAACAATTTTTCAAATCTATCATCAAACTCTGTAAAATCTTTCTTTTTATTTCTGTCCGATGTTGATATGGTTGTAGTAGCAGCGTAAACGGACCTCCACAAATACCCAGAACCACCCAAAGACAATGCGTTTGAAGTGGTCATCCTAAATGCATATGGGTTGCTGCTAGTAGCAGAAGTGTAGAAATAATATCCATTAGCTGAATATATATTAGTGTTGCCTTTGGATGTACCCAATATTAATGCATTACTACTATTCATGTAAATCATCCATGCGTCCGCACTTGCGTCGTATATACCTCTATTTGTTCCTCCTGCACCAACACCAAATCTAACCTGCTGACTCGTATTGGTTCGTGTCGCAGTAAGGAAGGTATCGGTACTATCTGTACCATTAACTATATTAAGTTGTGCACGATAGGCAGAACCAGAGGAACCGTTGCTATAACTAGACTGAACAGTTGCGTAGTTATTAGAATATAAACTACTTTTAAATGTTGCAGCACCAGTAATTATAAACTCAGTCTCTATGGTTATCTTACCTGTAGAATTGTTTATACGGAAAGGTCTTAATGAATTCCAGCCTCCGTTAGGTTTTCCGCTATCTGTTAAAAGGAAATAAGTATCTGAATTATCATTGCGAATCATAAATCCATATGCACTAGTTACTGCTCGGAACTGTGCACTACCACTTCCACACCAAGCCTTTACTTCGTTATTAAAAGTAGTAGGCAATCCAACATCAAACAAATTAGCAGTCGTAGCGGTCTTGCCTATCGAAACTCCACTACCCTTGTAAAAATCGATTAAATATTTAGCACTTGGTATTGTCACAGTTGTTGTAGCTGTGCCACCTTTACTATCAGTTATTGTATAAGTGTAAGTAGTATTTGTTTCTGTAGAAAGACCTCCACCAATAACATGAGTGATAGGACTAGTTGTTGAAGAAGATACCGTTATACTAGCACTAGAACCATTACTATTGTTTTTGTATGTAATACTTTTAAGGGTGTTAGTCCCCGCAGTAGTGCATAATGAGTATTTAACAGTTACTTTTGCACACACTCCTTCTGAAGCTGATGTTCCACTTGAATCACATCGATAAAGGAACGTCACGGATATTGTTGGATTAGTGTAAGCTTGTTTCCATATGGCATATAATGTAACAGCAGCATTAGCTGTATAAGTTCCACCAGGTTGATATGCTACTGAACCAGTACTACTCGTAGCCCAACCTTGGAACGTATATCCTGTTCGAGTCGGCTTAGTAGAAGATAAAGTTAAATTAACACCATATGTCTTAGTCTGACTACTAGGTGCTCCGCTGCCACTGTTGGCATCATATGTGACTGTGTAAGTGACAGCAGTCCACTTAGCATATAACGTAACAGCAGCATTAGCTGTATAACTCCCACCTGCATTATAAACAACCGATCCACTTGAACTAGTAGCCCAGCCAGCAAACGTATATCCTGTTCTTGTAGGTTTGGTCGATGATAATGTTAATGTCGTTCCATACCATTTTGTTTGAGTACTAGGGGCACCACTACCGCCATTAGCGTTATAAGTAACTTTATAAGAAGGTTTAGCTCCAATAGTGTACGATGCTTTGACAGTCATAGTTCCACCAACACGATCAATATTAGTTAATTTAGCTGAACAATATCTAGTAGAAGAAGACTGACCTTTAGATACAGATGAACCGGTTAAAGTATATAATTTGACCTGGTTTGTTGTACTCCAGCCACCACCAGAAGCAACAGTAGTCTTAACCGTTACCGCACCTTTGCTAGTTGAAGCACTAGACGTACCATCATCAACATATAAAACGTTACTGCTATCTGATACTGTATATTTTGACCAGAACCAGACTTGAATCTCCGCCTGAACAGTAGTACTTGAGTCGGTTTTCTTATTTACATATATACCTATACGACCATAAGACCCCACAATACTACCCCAGACAATTCCACTAGGTGCCGCCATAGCTAGTCATCTCCTTTCCAAATAATACCTAAATTATTTCCGTTATTATGTGTTTTAAATACGTAATTCGGATCTTCATCTTCGCCACCGAACTGTAATTCATCAGTTAATTGAGCTCGGGAAATATATTCTTTATTAGATTTAATATACGCTACTGTTTCTGAAGCTTGTTTAAATGCTATCTGATTATTAGTAAGTTCTAGCGTAAACTCATTTGATCCACCGATTGTTATTTGAGCTGATTTACCGTCACTAGATTTAACTATTTTGATTTGACTGGTTAAATCCCAAACGCCATTGTCGCTTAAGTTTTTATTTAAGTTACTCAAATTACCCGTTGCTGTGTTTGCGGTAGCAGCCGCTGAAGATGCAGCACTAGCAGCACTAGCAATATCTTTTTGAAGATCAGATATTGAGAACACCCATCCGTCTTCTGTCTGAGTCATAAGACTAGCTCCGTCTTTATCAATAATTCCAGCTTTAAGGAATTTATCAACACTATTAAGGTCCATTGTGAACCCTTCTTCTATACCAAGCGTAGTTTTAAGATAATCTTTATAGGCATCAAGCATAGCGGCTTCAGATGCATTGACCGCGTCTGAAATATCATCATCTACATCCTCAGGAGCTGGCGTCCAGTCAGTAGCTTTGTTACCTATCTCTAGTTTAGGATGTCTTACATATAAATCATTTGTTGAATGATTAAATATCTGAATAAAATAATGTGTTTCATCCGTAATATCAGGTGAATTATCATATTTCGTGAATGCAGTTACTGATGTATCCCCCTCTATAATAAGACCTGTACCATCTTCTGCGACAGTAAATGTGGCAGTGCACTTTATCCAATCACTTGATAAATTAGACGGATATTCTACAGAGTAATCTTTATTTCTATTTTTAGTTAGATTTAGATATCTTTGACGATAACTATTACTTGTACTATTTGTTAAACAAAATACTGTGTATAATCCCCTGCCTGCGACATATGAACCTGTGCTTTTAACTTCTACAGAAAACGTTAGAGTTTTTCCAATAACATCCTTAAAATCTCTTAATACCCCAGCAATTTCATACCATTTATCAGAATCTACAGAAGAAAAATAAGCCTCATTAGTGGTCCCATCTATACTTATTATAGAACTATCAGCTAGATGCCACCCTTTGAAATCGGAAGTATTCAATAATAAATTCCTTCCACCAATCTCGATATCATCCACGACTGCCTGAGCAGCTGCTTTTGCCTGAGATATAGCTTCAGTAATATCTCCATCTGTTCCTAGATATGAAACAGTATCAGCTTTACTTCCATCCGAATATGTGACCCTTGTCCATAAATATGTACCTTTGGTTAAAGTTGAAGGGAATGAACCAGATATAGTTGAGGGCTTCGTATTGGTTGTTGAAGTCGCATAAGCTATAGATTTAACTGTGACAGAAGTGCCATCTTCACCGTCAGATACATCAAACAAGGTTATTGTTGCACTTGCTTTTACTGTCATATGATCACCATCCTTTAACTATATTTCACGATTTTATTGATATGTCCACATCTCACTCTTGTATCTGCATAAATATGAAAGCCATTTGCAATTGCCTTACAACAAAAATCTAAATCTTCACTTAATACAGCACCGTTGGGATATGTTACATATGTAAACCATGGAAATACTATTTTCTTAAAAACATCAGTCTTTATTAAAGCGCATCCCATTCCTCCACCTTTGATTTCTAAACGATCTACGCCACAGCTTTGAATATCATTAATTGTTATGTTATTAATGTTATTAAAGTCGGTATTGCCTAGTTTAAATAATTCTGTCTGACCTGTGACAGTTGACTTCCTTGGATATACACCTAAGCAAATATCAGTCAATGGATCAGTTAGATACTGAAGTGCATTCTGCGGTAGAATGATATCGGAATCAACCATTAAAATATAATCATAATAATCATCATTTAATGCCTTCTTGACTATTTCATTTCTTGCCTTGGCACAGTCGTAACCAGTGACAGAAACAAAGGCTATATCATGTCTGCATTTATTTAACTCATATATAGATTTAAATGTCGCAGGTTCAATACTTTCAAATGTCGGAACTGCCAATAAAATCTTCATGATTATGCCTCCAACTTGCAAGTATATGCCTGTACGTTTGTAACATCACTGGCACTTACTGTTAATGTTCCAGCGGTAGCTACAGCAGTAGTAGAAGTTCCTTTATACCATTTGATTGTTCCTAAGCTATTAGCTACAACCCCAGTACTGGTATTTATAGTTTGCTCTGCACCTGCCTTATATACATGTGCAGTCAATACAGTAGAACCACTATTATTCTTAAAAACCGTTCCATTACTAGTCGTAATACTTAGAGTTACTGCGTCAGCACCAGCGTTTCCAGTTGCTCCAGTGGCTCCAGTGGCTCCAGTTGCTCCAGTGGCTCCAGTTGCTCCAGTTGCTCCAGTGGCTCCAGTTGCTCCTTGTACACCTGTCTTGGCAACTGCAAAACTGAATTTTTTATTTACAGTAATTCCATCTACAACAACTGGAATTGTTGCCTCACATGCTGTAGAAATCGTTGCAGTAGTAGTAAATTTAATAGTTACAGCACTTGAACCGCTGTTTGAAACGCTGGCACTTATTCCCGTAGGGCAAGTAATATCTGAAGCGGTAACTGCAACGTTTGAGCATTGGTTGGTTCCACAAAATGCGACTGCCTGTGTTTCACAAGCAGATCCACTACCGACTCCGTTTGTTCCTCCTACAAATGTATATGCCTCTGATGTCAATATAACCGAATATGCATCGGTTACGTCGACCAATGAAATTTGGCTTGAAGCCTTAACTGTCATTATTCTTCTCCTCCTTCAATTAATTGGCAATAAAAAGTGGCTTTAGCGTCTATATCATCTGCAGATATAGTTAGCATAAAACCATCATTGCTTATTCGAGTATCACTAGAATCAATCAAATATTCTGTGTCCTCATCCATTCTTTTAAAACTCCATTGTAAGCTCACATCACTACCCATATATGCTTTTAAAGAAGTCATATCAGTAATACGAGTGGCTCCTCTATATATAGTAACTTGCAATATCGTTGTGATATTGTTGCTTTTAAATAACAGTCCATTTGAAGATGTGATGTATAAAGAAGTAGTAACATTCTCTTCTATTTCTGCTATCTTTTCAGCTAGATTAGTACCAGAACCTAAAGTTATCGCAGCTGCTGAAATATCCAACTTATATGTATTATCACTGGTGTCTAGATAATATCGAATATAACTGTCTGAATCTCCAATGCTTATCTGACCCGTGCTATCCATATAAATACCTTGAGTTGTATTTGCAACAGACTCTTTAACTCCAGAATATAAACTATAATCTGTAATATGAAATCCACCAATTGTCGCTCCAAAAGCCACTAAATCATTCACATTTACTTTCTCTGCAGTAATACTTTTTGCAGTTATAACACTACCGTTTAAAGAGTTATACTCCGTCTGTTCAGCTGTTGTGGTTACACCATCAGTATTGAGTTTGTAATATAAACCATCAGTTCCAGCAATAACCAATTTATCAGCAACAACTGTTCCACCTTCGATTAAATCACCCTTGATAGTAACACCGACTAATTGACCAGTTACTGATGTATCTCCTACAACTAAATCCTGAATAATACCCGATTTAGTAAATAAAGCGCTGACTGCTGCCATATTAATATTAGCAAAGTCGATTTGAGCGTACTTTGTATCAAGACTAGCAATAGTCGCATGATCCGCTTCTAAATCACTTGTCTCAATATAATCAGTTCCAGTGATACTCTTAATACCTGTTACTTGGCCATTTGTAATCTTGAATGATGAGTTATAAATATCAATAGAACTTTGTTGAGTTTGAACAGTACTATCGATTGTGCTAATAGTGCTACCTTGAGTAGTAACTGTACTGTCTAGAGTAGACACTTTACTGTTAAGTGTTTCGATATTACTACTATTTGTTGACACAGTACTATCTAATGTTTCAATCTTACTTCCTTGTGTGCTAACAGTACTATCTAAAGTAGAAACGGTACTGTTAAGTGTTTCGATAGTACTATTTTGAGTATTTACCGTTGATTCAATAGCTTCAATCTTACTACTCTGAAGTGAAATGGTATTATTCTGTGCTAAAATATCATTATCTATTGCAGTAATATCATTATTAACTGCTTGAATAAGGTTGTTTGTAGCAGTAATCTGATTATTAACTTCAGATATCTCATCATCCCCAACACTCGGTGATGAAACATTTCCTGTTGCAATAGCCGAATGGTTTTTAAGCAAGACGGTAACACGTTCACCCTCTTTAATATTTGCAGTATAAGTAATCGGTGTTAATTGATCAGAACCATCGAGTCTTGCATATAATGTATCTCCAACTTTTACGGCGGTTCCGTATAATGTAGTCTCTTTATCTTCTGTCTTAGTATCATTTGTTGTCTTGACAAACGCAGCAATTAAATCTGTAGATAAAGCCATTATTTATCACTCTCCCATAATTTAGTTGTATATACCGCTTTCTCACTAACTGTACAACCTGTAGAGCATTTCACATCCTGGGATATAACTTTTGCTTTAATATCACTTAATCCTGCTCGAGTATAATTAATACGCACACAATCCCCGATTCGCACAGGGCAATATCCGTGAGTGTATGTGATGCTGTACTCAACAGTAGATGCTTCTTCTAATAACTTCTCAGCATATAACTCTATCTGTTCTTGGGTAGGTTCTCCACTAAAGCTAGGGTCACTGCTTCTTTGAGTTATCTCTCGTCCTCTATTGACTGTAGATGTAGGGCTATTAGGATCGTCGTTAGTGACTTTTGCATAAAAATGATTGTAGCTGCTTGTGTAAATAACTTCCACGACATTAGGTATTCCATATAAGTCGTGGTCCATTGAAATATCAGCCTCAAGTATTGAACTATTATCATCAGTAAAAGTCCAAACCGGTTGTAAAGTTCGTGTTTCCTTCTTAGGAGAGAATAGTACTCTTCCAATCTCATCTAATGCATATTCATATTTTGCACTGGACATAAAATCAGTTAAAAAAGACAACCACGTATCATCAGTATTAGCTACAAAGTCATACCCTATAACTTCATCTGATTTAGGTTCGACTACTGGAGCTCTCGTGTTCTCTCGAGTAAGCTCATATGCTAAATCCATAATCGTCTCACCTTTGAGTACGGAATATCCCAACGGTGGTTGCTTCTCTTTTAACTCAATTAATGGAGTGTACGCATCCATACTGACCTTTCTAACCTTTCCATCATATGTTGATGAAGGTGTCTGCACCAAATAGCACCCCAAAGGGAACCTATAAGTCTCCCCATTTTGAATTGCAACTAGGTATGGTCGGATGTAACATTCCCCCAATGTATCAGTAACCTCAAAAGAGGCAGAACCTAATGACTCCGCCTCTGAATCATACGTAATTGTACATGAAATTACTGTATCTAACTTTTCTTTGTCTTTCCAAGTAGCTGGGTCGACCACGTAATACTCAAAAGTCTGTTGCATTGAAGCAGTCCAATCAATTGACATATTAAATTCCTCCCTCAACTCTCGTTATTGACATAGAAACAGGTATAACCATCTCAGTATGCTTCTGACTGAATGATACTTCTACATGTGCCCAGTAACCACTACCAGATGGTTCTCTCACATAGACATCCCCCATATAGATACTTAATCTCCTTATCTGATAAAGAGTTTCAGTATCGCTTTTAGGTATATCCATAGCCCATGTAGCAGTCTCACCAGTCTGTGTTCCATAATACGCAACTGGATGCTTTCTACCTATATAATTAATTGTTTCAACATCGGGGGATCTATTATCACTCACATCAATATTATATGGTAATCTTAAGAAAGATCCTTCCCAAGGTTGTTCTTCTAACTCCCCTATTTCATCATCTAAGACATGAAAATCTGTCCAATTCTCATCCCATTGAATAATAACAGCTTTCTCATTCACAGCATAGCTTGCTATATCTTCATAACTTACAGCACCAGTATCAACATCTGTTCCAACAATTCTATATCTTGCATAATCTAATGCTGGATGCGGATCTGTAACAAATGCTTCTTTAGTATTGTCTAATCCTGAGGCTATTTCTGTAAATGTCCCATCGAATTCTCTACGATAAACAGATAATGTGACTCCTTCAGCAACTGTTTGATCGCCATCAAGTTCGACAATTAATTTTCCATCAGTTGTTTCATAAACTTGATAACCATCTTCAGTTACTGCATCTTCTACCCCAGTTCCTGTAACATCACCCGTTAGAACTTCATCAGTAAGGGTATAAAACTCATTACCGTCAAGCAATTCTACGACTCGATATACCGTATCTGTCGTATAAGCGATTGGTTTGATGTATGCGGATATAACATCATCATTAATTCCTATTTCAGCACTAAGGTTATAATCCTGCTCTTCCCAATCTACTGTTAAATCATAAGTATCAGTTGCAGTAAGACCGGAATCCATTGAAACGGTGCAATTAACTGTATATTCTTCGCCGTTCTCTAAATCAATATTGCCTGCGGACATTTCAACCATTAAATCATCAGCTGTGTCGTAATATTTTGTAAATATAGATTGGCCCTCAGTAACAATAGTTTCATTACCAATTGAATCAACTGTAGAATATTTATTTTTAGCTACAACACTTAAAGAATAACTTATTGGTGTTTGAGTGTCTGGACCAGGTATTGCTGATACATAAAACGGAAATCCAGTAATAGTATCAAGCAACTCTCCATCTTTATCAGTTGCTGTGAGTGATAAAGTCGGTGGGGCAAAAATATCAACGACTCTCTGTATTGACCAATCAGAATATGTAGCTAATACACCTCTCGTACGAACTCTCCATTTAATCTGAGTTCCATCAGTGTATTTTGATGTATCGATTTTGTAATAGCTAGTATCATCTTTATGGTCTTCATCATCGATGTTTTCATTCTTTTTGGTTTCAGTAGTAGTAGTTCCATTAATGGTTAATTCAATCTCAGCATATGTTTGAGAAGATCCATCAGATGAATTATGAACCCAGTATAAATATAATTCTTGCCCAACAGTCACAGTAGTACTTGATGACCATGTTGTTGGGGCACTAGGTTGTTTTCCTAATATAATAGACTTTATAGGGCACCAGCCTGATTCCCCTAAATCGTTCGTGGCTTTAACCCTAAAAAAATATTCATTACCAGTATCAAGACCCGTAATAATATCAGAGTGACCCGTGGTCGCAGATACACTTGTACTAGATGTACCCGCTGATGTATCGAAATATGTTTCCTTAGTCGTGTACTCAATGGTGTATTGAGTAGCATTCGACACAGACGACCACTCTATTTGTACACTTGTTGAGCTAAGAGCTTTAAGGCTACTAATTTTACTTGGTGCTTTAGGACCAGTCCCAACATTACTAGAATATTCAGACCAATCACTTTTATGACCTGATTTGTCATAAGCTCTAGCTCTAACTTTGTATTCATTACCGGCTGTGACAGTACAACTGAAAGATGCATGAGACTTCGCTACAGTTGTTTTGCTAGTTTTAAATGTTGTCTTATCATTAGCTACAACTTGAAACTCTATCTTCTGTGCAGTGTCGTCTATATTATCTAACTCTGCTGTAAGCTTGTAATTAGTAATCTCAACAGATGGAGTAGATGGTGTTAATAACGAAAGTGTACTAAATGTATATTTCTTTGTGGACGACCAATTGGCAGTCCAATAAGAAACTTCTTTTTTATTAACGGTGTGTTTTGTAGAAACAGGCTTTACCTTAAAACTTACCGTCAACGCATTATCTGGAGCGGAGTAAGTCGATTGTTTGTCTGTTGTAGTGGAGTTGCTCCCAATAAAAGAAACTCCATTACCTGTTGTATAAGTCCAATAAATTTTGTAATTATCAACATGCGACTTTCCCCACGTCCAGGTTGCAAATATAGTTCTATCAGTATTTGCTTGTAAACCAAAGTGATTTATTGTTGGAGCATTACTGTTAGTTTTCTTTTTCTTTGACTTTGACTTGCTACTTGTTGATGAAGATTTAGTACCAGAAATGAGAAGCTTCTGGCCTACATAAATAAGATTTATATTCTTAATATCATTAAGAGCTGCTATCTTTTTTGCAGTAGTGCCATATTTCTTAGCTATAGCAGATAAGGTATCACCCTTTTTTACTGTATAAGTTGTATTAGCCATTATCTTCTCCTTTCTACCCTAGCAGCATTGACTAGAGTCTGTACTGCACTGCTTATGTTACTTCCATCATCGTAAGTAATTCCATTAATATTGTATGTATCACCAGAAGAGCTGTTTAAAGCTTTTCCTAGTTTATTCAAAGCATAAACCACATCATCATTAGTAGCCCTATTTTGATTTGCATTCATAGCTGAGCTGATTGAGCTGACTTGGCCTAAAACTCCAACTGATGGGTTAGTAGATGAGAACATGCTATTGATAGAATTAGCACTCTCGCTAACATTGCTTAAGTCAACCACAGGTCTTATTGTAGGTTGGACATCAATATCTGAATTCATCATTTCTGAAATTCTTGCTACTGCATTAGAGATGGAGTTAGTAGCTGTTTCACCCATAGAATAACTTGAATCATAGACAGACTTATTCATCTTATCTATACCAATAATCAAACCTTCACCCAAATATTTACCTGCTTGAATCATAGCTTTTGATGGTGATGCAGAATTCTGACCATCCATTTCGCCCTGAACCGCTTTTTGACCTAGTGCATACGCAGCATCATAGACATCGTCAAACTTAGATTTAATACCCGCAACTAGTCCTTCTCCTAAGTATTTACCGGCAGTAGTTATACCACTTCTACTAGTTCTTATTGCGGTAGCAGCACCAGACACAAGGTTTTCAAATGAACTAGTAACTGATTTTTTCTGACCATCTATCGCTGAAATCATGCCACTAATTAAGCTTTTTACCGCATTAGTAAGAGTCCCTAAATAATTACTAATAGATGCAGGAGCACCTGAGAATGCAGTAGTCATCGCTGAAGATATAGATCCTTTGCTTGAACTCATAGTGTTACTAATTGAGGTCATAGCAGATTGAACGGATGATACAGCCTCAGTTAGCCCACTTGTATCAACAGAAACTCCGTCTACCTTAATATCATTTAGCTTATTTGCAGCAGTTACAAAACTTTCAACTTTACTAGTGTCAGTGCTATTGACATTTTTAATCATTGTAGCTAATTTATTAACATTTGTAACAATAGTAGAAATAGTATCAGTCTCTAATCCTGCTAAATTAGTTGCTACACTTTTGATGTTAGTAGAAAATGTAACTATGCCGGATGTATCTGTTGTACTGACAGAAGCGAAATTAGTAAATGCTGTAGCTAACTTGCCTATTGGACCAGCTATAGCATTTAATGTAATTGCACCTATAATTGTAAATTTCTTAATGCCTTCAGCGATATTATCCATACCATCAACTAAAGATTCAGGAACTGTGACATCAGCCCATTTCTTAACTGAATCAGCTAATGTACCTATTGGAGTAGCTATTTCGCTTAACGAATAACTTCCAGTTATAAGCCAACTAAAGGCTTTAACACCATCTGCTATAGCTTCTAGATTCTCTTTTATATTGGATGGTACAGTAACGTCCTTCCATTTCTTAATGGAATCAGCTAACTTGCCTAATGGCTCACCAATAGCAGATATAGATAAAGAACCTAATCCACTAAAAGTAAATGATTGAACTGCCTGTGCTAAACCTAACATGTTTGCAGGTAAATCAGATGGCATTTTAACATCGACCCATTTTTTCATTGAATCAGCTAATTTACCTAAAGGTTCAGCTACAACAGATATAGACAAAGAGCCTAATAGAGATAAACTATTAATAAAGCTTGTTCCAGATAAAGTAACAAGAGCATCAGACATAGTCGCAATTCCCTTTTTAGCTGCTTCTGCGTCTATTTTAGAGAATGCATTAATACCGTTAGCAAGGTCTTCTAATCCTGTTGAAGCTAATTTGATTGTTCCAGCACCTAATAACCCCATAAAATTAGTCAAATATCCAGTAGCACCCGCAGCAACACTTATCTCAGCTAAGGCTCCACCCATTGCTGTCAAGCCACTTTTAACTTGATCCCAGCCAACAGAACTAAACTTAAGGAATCCATCGGCTAACTGATTTAACCCTTGTACTGCAAGAGTGATTGTTCCTGCTCCAACAAGACCTGCTAACCCAGTTAAAAATCCAGTGGCACCACTAACGACGGCTAACTCAGTAAGAGCCCCACCCATCGCCGTAAGACCACGCTGAATATCATCCCAAGATAATTTAGCTAATCTCTTTAGGTTCTGAGATATTTCATCAAGAGAATCGGCAGCAACTACTAATGAACCAGCCCCAATAAGTCCAGATAGACCTGTTAGTTTACCTAATACTCCACTCACAACACCTAACTCGGTTAAAGCTCCACCCATTCCTTGTAGACCTTTTTCAATCTGGTCCCAAGACAACGAACCAATTCGTTTGAGATTCTGTGAGATCTCGTCTAATGAATCAGCGGCCACCACTAATGAGCTACCACCAATTAAGCCATATAGTCCCGTTAATTTGCCTAATGCACCACTAACAACGGCTAACTCAGCAAGAGCTCCACCCATTCCATTGAGACCTTTTTCAATCTGCTCCCATCCCATACTTCCTATACGTTTTAGGTTCTGGGAAATTTCATCTAATGAATCAGCGGATACAACTAATGTACTAGCCCCAACTAGTCCTTTCATACCTGCTAATTTACCTAGCACGCCACTGACAGTACCTAGTTCAGCTAATGCACCCGCCATTGCGGTCAATCCTTTTGCTATACTATCCCATGATAATCCACTCATACGTTTTAGGTTCTGTGAGATTTCATCAAGAGAATCTGATGCAATAAGAATTGAAGTTGATCCAGCTAGTGAGCTAGTACCTGATACTCCATTCAAAGTTTTTAACACTAAAGTGAACTCAGTAAGAGCACCACCCATAGCTATTAAACCTTTTGTTATCTCTTCCCAAGACATTCCGCCAAACTTAACCACGGCATCAGACAATTTTTTACATGCTTCTGCTAAGGCAATTAAAGCGACACTTGTTTTTAATGAAATATTAGTATCACTAATATACTTAACGGCTTTACTTAAAGCTAAAATAGAAGTTCCAGCACCCGCAAGCCCTTTAGCTAAATTTTCCCATGATAACTTAGATAACTTAGTAACGGCTGTAGCTAAAATATCAACAGCTTTTGCTAACAACATTAAAGTGGTAGCACTTTTCATTAGCCCTTTGGTTTTATTACCTTGCAATGATTTCAATAAATCATTAAAACTAGAATTTAATTCCATCATCATAGCTTTAATAGCCACTAAGGAAACAGCGATTTTGTCTGCTTTTATATTGGATAATTTTTCGACAGAGTTAGTTAGTAAAGTTATGGCTCCAGCGATAGCTACAAAAGAAGCTACTTTCAATCCTTCAGTAAAAGCTGATAAAGAATCGTGAACATCATGCAAAATATTCGTAAATGCTTGCACGCCATCTTTCATGCTATCGCTAAGACTATCTTCCATTGTACCCGACATCATACCTTTAATCTTATTGATCAATCCAAAAAGGCCACCGAATCCGTTAAAGAATTTGGTTACTTTATCCAATAATAGTAACACTCCACCAGCAGTTAGGCCAGTAAAAATATCACTCGTCGGTATATTGTTTTTAAACCATTCAAACACTTGAGATAAATCTGTTCCGACCTTTTTTGCAAAATTAGTAATAGCTTCACCTGCATTTGATAAAATATCACTAAAGGCTGATATCCCTTTTTCTGCAAGTCCTACGAGTTCAGATGCTCCACCAGCAATAATGCTCATAGCATTGCTGAGATTCGTAAATATCTTACTACTTTCAGCACCTTCATTAAGTTTAGTAAAAAAGCGTCCTACAGCAGCGGTAAGTGATAAAAAGTCGCTACTAACACCAGAAACTGCTCCTCCGGTTAGAAAAGATATCAACGGACTAATCACGGTAGTAATTGCTTTCTTTCCTAAATCTAGGATAGAAAATAATCCTTTAAACGTATCTTTAATGTTAGTAATTTGTGTTTCTGATAATTTGAGTTTTTCGGTGAATTCTTTAAAACGTTTCGTAATATCATATAACTGATCCGAAGTCATAGCAGGGAATATCTCGTCAAATCCTTCTTTGATAGGTTTAACCGTATTTGAAAGTAAATCGAATAAATTACCAAACCCTTTTATAATATTCTCTCGACCTGACATTCTAGTCATTTTTTCAGCAAAATCATCCATCGAAACACTACCACTTTTAATGGCTTTTTGAAGATCTTGAACTTGCTCAACCTGCTCTTTTGTATACCCCGCATTTTCTAATTGCTTGGAAGACATTTTATTTAGCTTTTTAACATACGCATCGACAGATTCTGTTAATAAATCACTGTTAAGCCATCCTTTTTTTAAAGTTTTTTCAAATGACCCTTCTTTTTCTATCATTGAATCCAGAGATATGTTGTGTTTTTTTGCAATAGACGAAATAGTATCTTTGAAATCAGCTTCATTACTGATGCCGTTACTCAAAAATTCTTTCCAGCCACTACCTAAACCACCCGTTAATAATTTGTTTCTAGCATTCGCAGAATCGTTAATCATGCCTCCTAACGTATCTGAAATCCCAGTATATAATTCTTTGGCTTCTTCAAAGTCACCTATTATCATTTCCCATGATTGTGTCCAACCTGACTGTAAACCTTCTTTTAACGTATCAATCAACTGGGTGAATGTTTTGACTTTTGTAGCCGCATCCTCAGCAGTTTCGGCAAACTCTAAAGCGTCTTGGATTTCTTTAGCGTTTTTACCTGATTTTTTAGCCAATTCTTCAGAAGCGTATTTTATTGCATCAGCTTCTCCATATTTTGCTTCAGCAGCTTTTAAAGTTGATTCCACAGCTTCTTGAGATAAACCTGTATACTTGGCAACATATTCATTTGCACCAGATGTAGTAAACTTTTTCAAAGTAGAAGTTAATACTTCAGAAGTCAACCAACCCGTTTGTAATGATTCCCTGAATGAACCTTTAGCCTTTATCGCTGCTTCGGCACCAGTTTTTAACTCTTCGGATGTTTCTCTTAAAGCTGTCTGGAATACTTGACCACCCATACCGGCATTAACAACTGAGTTCCAGTCCATTAATTTTACTGTACCAGCTGCCAACGCTTGAGATAACTGATACATCGCAACAGAAGCTTGCTGAGAAGTTGAACCTGATACGGCTGCTAAGTTGGCAATACCTTGAATGGCACTCACTGAAGTATCCAAATCAACACCCGCGGCAGTGAAAGTACCTATATTACGAGTCATTTCCGTGAAGTTGTAAATAGTCTTATCTGCATATAGGTTCAATTCATCCAAAGCATCGTTGACTTGATTTAATGTAGTACCTTGACTAGCAGTATTTGCCATGATAGTTTGCACTGAATTAATTTGTGTTTCATATTCTTGCAAACCAGATAAGATTGGTTCTATTGTAACTGCTCTAGCTAAATTTGTACCCGTGGTAATTGCCGCATTAGTGATTCTAGAAAGAGCTGTAATAGCCATAACTTGTAATGCTGAAAACTTAGCTGTAACTGTCTGTACACCATCACTTAATCCTGACATATCAACATTCTTAGCAGCACTATTAACATCACTTAGACCTTTGGCAGCACCGTCCATATTCAAACTTTTCTTTAATTTATCTAAAGTATTCATTGACGTTTGAACGTTCTTCTCGAAATCCTTATTGTCGAATTGCATTGAGACGACACGCTCATCGATTGTCTTACTACTATTGCTCATAACTTAGTCACTTCCTTCCATGCTTCTTCAGCTAATTCATCAAAAATAGGCTGGATAGTTCGGTCTATATAATGTCGACCTTGTACCCAACCTCCGTTACGTGTTCCATGACCTTGATCAAGAATGATCGCTATGTTACACCAACCTTCTTTGATATTAGAGTTACAGAACTCGATTTTAGCTACCCCATTTTGATTTTCAATCTCATAGTACCAAGAACCAGCTGTGGTTCCTGTATCAACTGGGGTCGCTGCTCTTAAAGCTTCTACCCCTTTCTTGCCATACTTATCAAGAATACCTATTTTAGCTTTTTCTTTTAATCTTTCTAAGTATCTAGTAAGTTTTGAGTAATCCCCTTTTGATTTAAATGTAATCATGCAATTACGCTTTCTTTAATTTGCCTTGCTTTGCTAATTCGATAAGACTTAAGTTTTGTGAAGCAGAACCTGTATAACTAGCAATACCATTCTTTACTGCAATAGGTTTTCTCTTCTTATAGCTTCCTCTATACTTTTCAGGAACACCAATAGCTTTGAACACTTCATCCATTTTTCCAGATGAACCTGTGTATTTAGAATAATAAGATGTAGATGAAGTTGATACTCTCGCTCTACCAGATATAACTATTACAGTATGACCTTTAGTTTTTGTAACTAAGACATCCCCGTTATACACCTCTGATGAGCTAGAAATACTCTTTTTAGACTTGAATAGTCCTGATTTTTCTAACACTGATACTTCAGAGCTAGTATTAAAGTCTCCCACATCTTTTCCAGTAGCTTGATAAATGCAAGCTCTAACCAAAGAACTGCAATCGGCTTCAGTCTTTACAGATATCTTTGCTAATGTCCCATATTTCTTAACGTTAGTTACAACACCTGATCTGTTACTTTGGTCGTAACCGATCTTATTGTTGTTACAAGCTTGTTTCATAGCAGTAGCTAGTTTGTTTGCTACATCTACACTTTTTGGTCGCAATGCATACCATCCTTTTGAGTGCATATAGAAATTCTGTGTAGAAACTTCTTTACCGGTTTGGTCCCCAGCAGAACCTCCGCTAAGTTTACTCCTTTCATCAATACGTGCACTTCCAACAATAATTGTCATGAATATCATCCTTTCGAGTTAAATCTTTTTCTATTAAGCTCATTAATTTTAGCGTTTTGAGCTAATATCTCTCTCCTACTCATTTTTTTAGGTGGTTGATTCTTAATATTACAAACCTGTATTAAAGTTAAAAGGCGATTAAGATGCCATTTCTGACACTCAAATGGTATGTTCAAAGCAATCATCCAATAATATATAAGCTCTGATGTAATTTGTTCACTATTTCTTTTGCCCTCTGGAACTTTCCTAAAGGTAGTTGCAGTCATAGGAGCTTCAATATATCTCACTATATCATTAATATTTTCTTGCGATAGATGTTCATAAATATCATCAGAGCTTTGAGTAAGAGTCATACATTTTATATAATCTAGAATCTCTTCTGGTGTTTTGTTTTCTTTTGTCAAGAAAGGTTTGCACCACTTCGATTCCCACTTTGAAAGAGAAATAAGACTATGCTCTAAATGCAAAGTGCATTCTTTAGTATAAATAAATTCCTGTTTAGATTCGTCCCATAATTCGATTGAAGGTATTGTTATCTTGAGCATATTCTCGTCCTCTGAATTTTCTAATTTTGTTGTTCATCAACAAGATTTGCAGGTAAAATACCATTAATAAAGTTCATTATTTTTGTACCTGTTGTATCGTCAATGAATTCTGTAAATAAAGCATTAAAAGCTTCTGATTGTGAAAAGTTTTTACTAGCCTCTTCACTCTTAACAAACATTCTTCCATCAGCAGATTTTTCCCCGTATGATTTAAGAATGAATTCCTTAAAGGTCTTAATATCACCCAATGGGTCTGATAATGTCTGTTTGTCATTAATATTTAACGGTTGTAATTCAGCTAATTCCACCACGTTTAAATTGAAATAATAATCTTCTGTTCTTTGATTACCATTGTAATCAGTATAAGTAATAGTTTTTTTAATCATATAATTTTCTCCTTCCTTTAATAAAAATAAAAGAGCGACCGTTTTAAATATCAGTCGCCCTTAATACTCCTAAGCTGTTGTAGCAAATATAGCAGCAATATCATCTGGCATTAATAATTCTGGTTCTGCGTCATCAGTTCCAATAGTCTTATCTAGTAAAGTTTGTAATTTAGTAGCATCAACTTTTGTAGAATCAATAACCAAGCTTGCTGTTGGTTTATGGTTTGTAACTTCTACTGGTGTAGTAGAAACACTCCAAGACATAGTTGGAATATCAGGACTATCATTAACAGTGTTATAAGCTTTTTCAGATGGTGCAGCTAAACAGTTATAGATAAAGTGATGTTTATAACCTAAATCATTACCTTCTGTGTCATTACCAATAATAGTTCTATAATATAAACCAAAAAGGCTACGACTTTGCTGTCCGATGTATACACCTGTAGCTAATTCTGCTGAACCATCACATTCAGCAAATTCATCAGGATACATATAAGCTTCAATAGAAGCTGCAAATTCTTCAGTTGATAATAAGTTTAAATACTTAATGTTATCAGCATATAATGGTGTTGGATCTGCACCAGAAGGGCTTTCGTTGATGGCTGTTACACCATTCCAAGCAACACCAGTTCCAGGAGCACCTTTTACGTATTTAAATAAAACAACATGGTCTACGCCAGTCTCATAAAAATGCTCACTAGTTTTGTCCCAAACAAGTTTAGACATATATAAATCCTCCTTTTAATAGTATATAGTAAAAGAATCGTGATAGAGGTTGTCTGATGTGTAGTGTCTGTTAAAGCTACAATATGGTAATTTAGCAACTTTAGCGACAATCTCACTATCTGCAACGTAATCTATCACGATAACATCATAAGCATAAGTCTGCTTATATATTTTGTTTTCAGCATGTGTATTATCAATATTAGATCGAGAATATACAATTGCTGGGTATTGCATCGTAATTGATGCTGGAGGTTGGTAGTAAACATTAGAGTTACCTATAACGTTTTCCAATAACTCATGAAGTTCCTTTCGTTTATTCATTGTTATACTGACCTCCTAAAGTTAAAGTGAGTCTAGGGTATTGAACTTCAATGTCTGTGACTTTCCATTTAACACCCATAAACTCGCAATATCTCATGTTATGAAAGTTGCTATAGGCATAGGGGTCTGCAACTATGCTAATCTGGTTAGAAATATTGATATCATCATTAATCGTCTCTGAAGATTGTTGTAACCTTCTAGAATTTCTTAAAATATCACCATAATAATTACGCTCTGTAATTACTTCTTTCCATTCTCCATAGCCCATATCAACAGTTTCAGCGTATCCTATGACTCCATAGTACCTCATTTTGAATTTGCTCCTTAAGCTGTAGCATCTTCAGTGCTAGTAGTTTCTTTCTTTAATACAATTGCTGAATATGGTTCAGTTAAAGCACCACTCATACGAGTTTCCATTAAGTACTTCATTTGGTTGTAATCAATGTCGAAATCATCGAACATGTTTACAGAACCACCTTTATCGGCACCAGCAGTGTAATCAGTAGGATTTACAATAATACCGTAAATATCAGTATGACTTTCCATTTCTGGTACTGTAACAATCTTACTACAACGTAAAGCAGTAGCTAATTTCTCTTGTGAATCATAGATTAATCTACCGTTTTGGTCTTCAATTAATAACATTGAAGTTAAAGTATCTTCTGTTGTAAAGAAAGTTGGATTACCAGAACCTCTATAATCTTTACGTGCTCTAATAGCTGCACGAATGATGCCTTTTGTTTCAGAATCATTGTCAGAAGAACTATTAGTAGTATCTTTGTAATCAGTTCCTTTAGTTACTGTATACTTAATAGTGAACATATCCTCATCTGTTAAGATAGGTCTTACGTTTTGTTCGTTGATCTTATCTTCATCAGATGTTTCTCTTCCATCACCCAATAACATAGCTAAGCATAATTCTTTATCCAATAATTTACGCATTTTAGCTTTTTGCCACATTACTACATCAAAGTCAGTAATATCAACTAAATCATCTCTATCAATTTTATTCTTAATGTAAATAGTTGTAGGTGTAGTAACACGTTTTAATAGTGTCATAGCAATATCTTTCTTCATGTTACCTTTGATATAACCTTTAGCTCTAGCTTGATCAAAAGTCATTTCAGCAAATGTTGTCTTAACTCTTGAGAATGGAGTATGAGTTACCGCATTCATGAAAATGTTGACCCATTCATCCTTCTTATCGTTAATCCATTTTGGTGGAGTGTTTAACTCATGAGCTTCTGGGAAAATATAATCTAAATTTTCAATGTTGTTAGCGGCAGCGTGAGCTAAAAAGCTTTCTCTCATACTTCCATATTCTTTAAAATCTCTAATTGCTTCATTGGCAATTTCTGTGTGCATCAATACATCGTCATCATAGTATTCGTTGTCAAACACGTTGTGTTTCATATCTTCGTCCTCCTCATCATAGTAGTCTTCGTCATAGTCATCATCGTCTACATAAGCACCAGATGCACCATCTTCTAAAGCTTGACCGACCAAACCACAAACGACTTCATATTCTTCATCTGTTAATCCATCCAACACGTCTTGAATTGTCGTTTCATCCATATCATAATCCTCCTCGTTAGTATCTGAATGTTGAATATTACCAGAAGATCCTTGTTGTAATGCCTGCCCTACTAAAGCGTATAATACTGAACGCTGTTCTTCTGTCATTTCGTCTATCACATCTTGGATCGTTCTTTCTTTATTCCCTTTTGCATTTCTTGGCCCAGGCTTGATATCTTCATAATCATCTGATTCATCATCACTATGTGATAAATATAAGCCATATTCACCGTTATAAATAATTGCCTCATCATCCAATTCCTCACCGTGAGAAATAACGGAATCGATTGAGGCACCCGGATTTGCTCCAGCTAAAACTAAACTTACTTCACGAATTTGTCCGTGTAAAACATTTCCGCCGTTCTGTTTAAGTTTGTTTGCATAGATAGATAATGCTGTCACATCCCCATGCTGAACTAACTCTCTAGCATTTCTACCATTCTTCGTATCATTAAATGTGCAGTAGGCATAAACACCTTCGTCTCTGTTTTCTAGTAAAGCGTGTCCTAAAACATTATTTGGGTCATTATGTAAATGATTCCATACAAGAGGTACTTCAGAACCGTCGTTATCTATGAAAGCATTCTGACGAATAATTCTGCCATCTGAGCATCTAATGTTGTTCTTTGTGGCCCAACCACTGAAATCATACTTCGCCATTTTGATTTCTAACCTCCTTGATCATAATTGTCATCGATAATGTTACCTTCTTCATCAACTAGATTACCTTCCTCGTCGTATAAGTTACCTTCTTCATCCTGCTGATATGGGCTTATCTGTCCTTGCATATCTATAGGTTGACTAATGTTACTGTTTACTAGTTGGTCGGCTTTCGGATCAGAAGATGGTTTCATACCGATTACTTGTCTTATCTCGTTAGATGTCATAATTTCATTACGAGTAAACTTATCAGCTATTTCGGCTATGTTGTTTACTGGTACTAAACGGAATGGATCTCTAAAAGATTCAATTGATTGTCCTTGGGTTCTCGCTGTTTTGCTTAAGAACTTTCTTTTGAGTTCATCGGTTATTGCTGATACAATTGGTTCAATGGTACGATTGTTGTAATTAAGCATCGTCTTTTCATCAGCAGTTCCATCCATGATTGTCGTAGTAATACCTAGTTGCGAATACGCTAAATTAGTCAAGTATTCTATCTGTTTCATCATGTTGTTCTCCAATGAACGATTAAGTTGAACAATCTTTTCAGTACCATCTGTATAAGCGATACCAAATGGTGAGTTTTTCAATTGCCTTTCTATACTTTCCACGCGTTCTTTAGCTTGAGTTTTTCTAGCTTCAGATTTAACAACATAAGGAAGTTGTATGATTAAATCTAATTTTCCAGAACCACTCTGCTCGTCGATGGCATCTAATAAATTTAGTTTTCTTACGAGTCTTTGCATTACTGAGTTACGTTCGTTAATAATTGCGTATAAAGGATTCTCTATAATCGCAACATTTGATTTAGAAATTAAAATATCCTCTTTGAGTCCAGTTCGATCGTTATAAACGCGAACTTTGACATTCTGAGGATACCATGTTAATATCTTGCCGACTCGCATTGTTAAAATATCATAACCATTTGTTACTTTTGGATTGAGTGTTGTATCCACTGGTACAATAGCTACGACGCCCTCATCAAGCATTGACATAACAACATCTTGAATAAAGGCTCGACCTGTTTGGTCAATGTTTGCTTCTAAAGATAAACAGTTATTAAGATTAGAATTAATAGTTTCTACATATCGATTGTTTTCATCTAATCTTACATGCTGAATATCAATAGCAGCTACATCCATTGCTATTCTATTGTAAATAGAAGTGGTAATGGAACGTTCATTACCTCTAGTAAATCTAGTTCTATCAGGTCTATAATACGAACTAGAACCAATATTTCTATATTCTACTGTTGGGTCCTTGTTGTTCACAAAAGCGTTCCAACCTCGCTGAAATCTATCAATTAAACCCATTTATGATCTCCTTATTGTTTGTGTTTATTATATAAATGTGCTACACCTAAACCAGCAACCCCAGCCACGACAGCAGTCGCTTCAGCAAGAAAAACGTTGTTTTCATGATTAGTAAAATCATCAACTTTTTGTTGACCGTACTTTTTAACCAACTGTTTAGTGGCTTTAGACTCGGCGGCTTTTCTAACCGCTCTTTCAGCGTCATAGTATTCGTCACTCGCTTTATCGTATACACTTTTCTTATATCCACTATAAAAACTGCTAAACGGACTTCTTTCTTTATAGTTTAAGCTGTTCTCATAAGCCTTCTCAGCTTTATACATCGCTAATTCTTTACTGTCTAAATTAGCTTTTTTTCGACCTTTAGAATAGTTTTTTTTATAGTATGAGTTTCTATCTCTTTTCATTTGTCGCCATTCTTTTTTCTTGGCTTTTTTAGTTGCCCTGTTTGCTTGATACTGGGCCTTTCTTTTACCCCATTTCATGCCTAAAACACCATAGTGATAAAGTTCATCTGGGCGTATAGGAGAATAAAGTAATTCGTTATTCTGTTTATATTTCCACATATACAATCACCTACTTCTTCTTGTTGGGGTTAGGGAATATGTACGATGAAGCCTGAGAAAAGTCAGAAGATTCAACCAAAACTTTACCTAATTCCTTAGCCATTCGTACTTTATCCGTTGTACCCACGTTGGGATTACTCATGTATTTTATAGCAGTAGAAATTTCTTTTGAATTAGTAATAGCTATTTTACCCCCATAAGCCATGGTACCCACTAAAGCAGCTACAGCAACCTTACTAGTAGGTCCTTTCATAGCGTTGACAACAAAACTACGGCCAGAATATAAATCATTATCTGATAATTCTTTGTATTGTTTTTCTAATTTTAGGCGTTCTATTCTCTCTTTCAATTCATCGTTAGTCAAGGAACGAAAATTCTTCGCATCTTTTTTTCTTTGTTCTTTGATAGATCGAGACTCACTTTTTCTTTTCTGAATACGACCTAAGCGTGTTAATGAACCATCTTTATTCTGAAATCTACGAACGCCCCATTTCATTCCTTTAATACCGTGATGCTTTAATTCGTTTGAATAATGTTGTCTATTCATTTAAATCATCACCTATCTATCTTCTACGAGAAATTGCTCTTGCTGCTCCTCTGATAGCCGCTTTCTTAGCAGTTTTCTTTAATCTTCTGGCAGTTCCTGTTACAGTAGCACTAACATCCGAAGCTCTATCCATAGCGTTTACTGCGTTTCTTACCGCAGATTTACTTGCACTCTTGCCTAGTCTACTAGCTGTTCTACTTGCTGTAGATTTAAGGTCTGAAGTTCTAGCACTTACTTTGTCAGCAGTGTTAAACGCAGCTCTTCCAGCTTTCTTAAATCCTTTTACTGCAGCACTAGGTGCATTTCTTACAGCATCGATTCCTGCTACGGTACCTCTTACAGCAGCTTTGCTAGCGTTATTCTTCAATCTACTAGCAGTTTTGCTGGCTGTATTCCCTATATCATGTGCTCTATTAACGGCGTTATTAGCACCTCTAATGGCTGATTTAGATGCACTCTTTCTGATTCCACGAGTGGCATTCAACCCTGCTCTTGCGGCGTTACTCACTCCACCTACACTTTTAATGTATTTAGCACCTCGATAAGCACCATATGCTGCGACCCCAGCGGCTGCTACACCTGCACCAACCTTGGCAGCTTTTTTAATTTTAGCTTTTCTCTCAGCTGATCTCTGGGCAGATGATTTACTAGCATTCGCTTGCTTTCTTTGTGCTCTAGCATTTTGGACCCTAAGGGTATTTCTTCTTATCATATTAGCATAAGGATTACTTACCATTGCACGCCCAACATTCACTACTGCTGAACGTGCTCTTCTAGTCCCCCATTTCATTCCCTTTACGCCATAATGATAAAGTTCATCCGAGTAATCAGCATGATATAATTCGTTAAAATTATTGTATTCCCACATATAAACATCCTCCTTGAATATAAAAAAAAACAGACAATCAATGTCTGTTTAAATTATTTCTTATTAATTTTTGAAATATCTATTTCTTTTGGCCATATGAATGGCAATTCAGTTAGGTGCATAATTTTATACTTTCCTGTTTTCTTGTTTACAGTATAAACACATGAATTAGCCCAACCATCGCTTTCTGTCACACCCCAAGGTCTTAGACCAAAGGCGTAAAATTTTCCATAATCACTACAACCACAAATATTCATGAGTGGTTCATTCTTTTTTACTATATCGTACGCTTCCTTAACACTTATCATATTAATTCTCCTTTCAATAAATCCTATTAATGCTTTTTAATTCGATCAAACATTTTTCTTTGAGTACTACTCAATGTATCCATAATAAAAGACTCTCCCCTTAACCTGTAGGTATCAAATTCCTTTGAATCAATGTGTAATTCTTTAGAACCTTTTATTACTTTATTAAGAGTTTCATAATTTGGCTCAAGATCATCTAGACGTATGGTTTTAATACCGGTTTTATCTTTGTTGTTAAATAAGCCAAACAAATAAGTAGCATCACTTGCTGATTGAGCATCTGTGAAAGATACTTTACCATCTAAAATTGACCAATTGAAGAAGTGAGCAGCAGACCTACCACCAACTATATGTGGCACGTAAATAGTACCTCTAGACCCACTAGGATACTGCTTTAACATGGTTTTCTCAATAGAACTTTGTACTAATTGTTTTCGCTTTAAAAGTGTTCCTTTACTATCCATTGAATTAGCTTTATCAAAATTTATAATATCGAATTTAGCAGAATCGCTTAATTCACAAAATGATTCACTTTTCAAACCTTTAAAATATTCGCCAAATGAAGCTACTTTCATACCATTCTCATTACTTAACGCTTGCGTATCAAAGCCTCTACGCCTCATCTCATAAGCAATACTGCAATTTCCGCAATTCATTCGGTAACCTATTTGCCCTGTTTTGAAATTTGGATTTACAGCTTTTAAATCTTTTGTTATAGAACTAGAAGATAACTTTTTAGAAAACGTAGAACCAACTGTTCCTTCAATATACTGTTTTCCCTTACCCACTAATTGATCTAACTTACCAGATTTTTTGAGCCTATAAACTCCATAAGCAGCTAATCCGACTCCTACTGCAGTAGCTCCAATTTTGAGGTATTTCTTTTGCTTATCTGTTAAGCCTTTCTTCTTAGTAGTGCTAGATGAATTACTAATATCATTATACCTATTCTTTCCAGCATTAGTCAAGGTTCCATCTTTATTCTGATAACGTCTTACGCCCCATTTTTGGCCTTTGATGCCATGATGTTTTAATTCATGTTTCTTCATGTTATTAAACCTCTCTCTAATATAAATATTGAATCCCTACCCCCCCCCGTGTTATAATGAGTTTAGGGAATAGGAGGAGACTATTATGCCAAAACTAAAAGTACCATCACTAACACAAGAGCAAATGACTGAAACTTTAGATATCATTTATGATAAAGTAGTTTCAGGTTTACCAGGATCTCCAAACTGTAACGAATTAGCCAATCAGTATTTGTCTAAATATCCAGAACGTGACAGAGCCATTGAAAAATTCGTATCAACACAGGTAACTAAATGTACAACATCCGGATTCGTTACTGGCTTTGGTGGTTTTGCGACTATGATTGTTACTTTACCTGCGAATATAACTAGCGTGCTATATGTTCAAATGCGTATGATAGCAACAATAGCTACCATGTGCGGATATAACATTCAAGACGATGAAGTTCAAACACTGGTATATGTTTGTCTTACGGGCACAGCTTTAGCCGACATTTGTAAGGATGCTGGTATAAAGTTTGCCAATAAAATAACCATAGCCACTATAAAAAAGCTCCCTGGTAAAGTGCTCACAAAAATCAACCAGAAAGTTGGCTTTAGATTTGTCACTAAATTTGGTAGCAAGGGAATAGTTAATCTAGGAAAAATGGTCCCCGTTGTAGGGGCTGTGGTTGGTGGCAGTTTTGACTTTGTGAGCACAAAAATAATTGCCAAACAAGCCTACAAAACATTCGCCTTAAACGAATTTGAATAGTTACTCAAATGCTTCTCTATTAATCTTAAACGCAACAAAAGCGTCCATCATGGCTGCGACTGCATCAATCTTAGCCTCACGACGCTTTTTGTATAACTTTCTATTTCCATTGGTATCCTCTAAGACAATGCAATTTCCCATAGCAAAAGTCATTAAATCTTCATCAAAAAGTAGCATTCTACTTCCGGCAAGTTTCTTCAGCTCGCCTAAAGGTACTGTTTCAGTACGAGCTCCTTGTGGTACTTTTTCAATTCCATACAGCCCATTTTCAGTAGTCCATCTTTCAACAAATTCTTTTGCATTATATGGGTCATAACCAAAACTTCTTACGTCATACTCGTTTTGTTCAATAAAACGGTCTAAATCATCATAAACTTCCATCATGTTTAAAACTGATCCAGGCATAACTGCTAATGTCCCCTCATTAATAAACTCTACGTATTTGTCATGCATTGCAGAGGGTAAATGTGACATAGTTAATTCAGTGATGTAATTTCTTGTTTTAACACCAAACTTATCATTCACTAATGGAAATAGAAATGTAAACGAACAAAAGTCGTCACCTTGAGACAAATCTGCTCCCAATGAACAAGGCATTCTCCAATAGTTTCTTTTACGCTCGTGTTTGAGCGTTTCTTCATAAGTAAAAAAATAAGTATACCCTTCCATGGGTATACCAAAACGTTTTGCTAGAATATCGTTCCTAGCAGACGGTACTTTCTCAGCTTTCTCTACGTCTTGCTGATAGACTTCATATGTGACCGTATAATCAAGATTAGGATTAGCTTTAATCCATGTTGACGGGTCAGAAACTTCGTCTATTGAATCCAAGCAATACCACCATATAGACACATGAGGATTGATGTAATCTCCTCGCAGTATGTCCATTAGCTCCATTTTGATTGAATCACCTATCCCATTTCTAACAGTACCCTCTGAGCTAGTAGCAATGATAAGATAGTCGTCTAGTTTAGAAGCCCCTTGCTGAATAGCATTGATTGGGTTCTCTCTAATGTCACATGATAGCCATTCGTCCAAATCAGCTACCTTACATCTTAACCCTTGGAGTTTATCAATAGACATGGGTCTTACTTCTAACAATGAATTAGTTAAAAAGTTCTGTATACCTTTCTTTGTAGAAGCAAGCTTAGCACGATTAGCTTTTGAGCCTGACGTATTGTGCAATGACCCTTCAGTCAAGAACTTAAACAACGGCCCTTTAGCTCTAGTTATAGCTGTACGAATTGCTGACATAACTTCATCTGATTGCCTCATTGTTGGAGCAACAGCTATCTGATGAGTTGTAGATGTATCAATGTTTAAATAGTAAGCTTGTACACATGAATCGTATAAAGATTTAGCCGCACCACGACCTACTATCAAGTATTGAATATTAACTAATCTCTTCTTAATTCTTTTGTTAGTGTAATGACCACCTCTACCATTTTTGTCGGGCACATATACACTTCTTTCAATAAAGTAATACCAACCAAACACTTGCTCTCCCCAAAGCTTAAACGTGTCTAACAGTTTTAAATCTCCCCCATCAGTCAGAGTCATCTCATTCTCACAAAATTTAATCCACCCCTCAACTTTAGAATTGTCATAGTAAACACTAGGATTTGCTATAAGGTCATCTATTCTATTCATCTCCAATGAAATCTTTTCATTGACAAGAATATCTCCACGCATTACGGCATCTCTAAATCTACCGTAATACTTTGGAACAGCGGTATTAGACAATGCCATAATAACTCACCTACCTTATTTATATCCCTAAAGCTTTTCGTCCAGCGGTCATGAGTATCGAAACTTTTTTATCTGTCGTAGTCATCTGACGAACATCTTTTGGGATCACCTGTTCCATGTCAAACACTATGACTGGTGACTTTGCTTTAAACCCACCATATATCGCATCGTTTGTATCGAGTACAGCACCATAACCCGAATCTTTACATGAATTAAAAAATTTTGTTCGCTGAGTATATACATCTTTCCCTTCACGAGCATTTCCTGCTCCATCATAAGGAATAACATAATTAAACATACGATATAAGGTTCGGACTTCATTCTCTGTTGGTGTGTAATCTTTGTTTCGTAATTTTTCAAGAACTTTTCTCGATTCTCTATATCCCTTGAACTTATACTTATCATTAACAAAATAACTCTGCATTCTTTTTTCATCAGTTACAAAATTGTAAAAATCTCTATCTTTTTTATATAAATTTGCAAATATTTTAGCTCCGGAATCTTCACTAGCAACTTTAATGTTTTTCTTTAAAGAATTATTAATTTGGACCTTTAGACAATAATTTGTACCTAGATATTTACCATCTTTATCATAAACAGCTTGAGGTATTTTTCGATTAAACATCGCATTGTATTGATGTTTATCAAGAGTGTCGTGAGTCGCATAAAACATATCCGTATTCTTCGTTCTATTTTTATCATACGAAAGAGTACTTAAAGTAGTTTTATCAGAGTCTAATACTTCATCAAAATGCTTTTTGTTATAAATACTGTTTCTCTGACGTCTTTTTTTATAGATTGCTTCTTTTTCTCTAGCTGTATAACTACCTCCCCCTAATGGGTAAGGTGGTCCGTTTCGCACACCCCATTTTTGGCCTAGGATACCATGATGTTTTAATTCATAATTCTTCATGTTGTCACCTTATTTCTCCGGAATCTACCTGAACACTTAATCTCCATTCTAATTCGCTGATAGTTCGATTCACTGCATCCGCTACTAATGAACTTGTTGGTGGATCGAATATCATGCGAACTTTCAAATATACATAAGTCTTAATGGGCTCAATATCTGTTTGCGTTCCTGTAAAATCTGTCCAAACAGCATCTTTATCTTCAATTGAAAAACAATCATCTGGTCCAACACCTAGTTGATTAAGTATCATAAATACAGTGTTTATATGCATAATGATGTCTTGGTCAAACTGCTCATACTCTTCTGTAATACCAAGCATTTTCTTTATCGATGTTAATATACTATCCATAAGCATCAACTCCTTATCCGTTTAACCCCCTCATATATTCCTCGTTCTTTCTAGCTAATTCATCGAAAGTAGTCATACTATATTTATCACATAACGCTTTTGCTTTTCTATAACCGGGATCTGCTTCAATTGCCTCTCTTGTTACAATCTTATAATTTCTCTGAAAATCTTCATCGAATAATTTAAAGTAATCTGATTCATACGTAGACGAACCATAATGAGTACTGTTAAATTTGTCCAACTTACCATTACGCCATTCATCAGCAGTCCTATTGGAAGCTTCAGCCCATATGTTTGGACGTGATTTAGTAACTCTATCTATAACTCCATTCATTTCCTTTTTATACTCTTTACTTAGTTTTTTTTTTACCGAGTTTAGTCAAGGTTCCATCTTTATTCTGATAACGTCTTACGCCCCATTTTTGGCCTTTGATGCCATGATGTTTTAATTCATGTTTCTTCATGTTATTAAACCTCTCTCTAATTAGTTTGTTTACTCTTTCTTCCATGGACAAGTGTCATTGGGTGTTCTTTCAGGTGGTAAAATATCTAACTGACTCTCATCGCCATAATGTATTGCGTTGTGGGTAGAATGTGATACACAAATAAGATTATCCAAATCGTACAATTTCTCACTATCACGCTCTATGTCTTGTGCAGTTAATGGATTTATATGATGCACTATTACACGACCTTTAATTGGTCTATCAGGCATACCTAAATCACAGCCTTCGTCTCTAATAATGACTTTATCTCTTGTTTGTTTCCACCTTTGCGACCTGTAAAGTAATTGGTTTAAATATCTGTCCCAGCCAAAAGTATCCTCTCCAACATGTCCAGTTAATCTTAAATATCTATAGCGTTCCTCGAATGAATCTAACTTAATAAGTTCTTTGTAAGACTTAGTCATACAACTCATCCTCATCGTTCGTAGAATATCCACCATAAGCACGCATTGATCTGATGGCTTCCGCATAAAGTTCTTCTATACGTTTGGCTGATTCCAATGATTCGGTTTTTGCTCGTAATAATTCATTCTCCTTTTGCAGTTTTTCTCTCTCTAATCTCTCTTTCTCTGTACCTAGTTTAAGAAAATGAGTGATTACTTGAGATGATGCAGTTCCATCCATAAGCTGTTGAGCAGCTAAGTCTACCGCAAGACCTATTAGTTGCTGTTCTCTTGCTTCTGGAGTTTGAGCTGGTTGCAACTTCCTTTTGTGAGGGGCTGCTTGCTTTACTTTAGGCATACTTACTGCCTCCTTTCTTGTTGAATTACTGTAGTTTGTAATTGTTTTAATCTCGTTCCGAAGGGCTTATGTAGACCTACATGACCGTTTATACGTACTTTATGTTATAGGAGATATATCAAGAAAGGAGAAAAATTAAGTAATGACTAGTAAAACAAGAAAACTATGTCAATGTTAAGATTGCCATGCAGATCCACACAAGCCCTTCGGAAATATAACCCATTAAAATTGTTTTGTGAAAAATCCCACCGGAGCTTTTTGAAAGAGGGTCGCGATATGGGGAGGGGGTGTGAATTTTGAAGACCCCCCTACTATGCCTTTTGAATGGGCTGAAGCCTCAAAATATGG